TGAGGAACAAACTTACCTTTGTGTTTCATTAATTTAAAACTACCATTTTTTTGTTTCATCCAATGGTAGCCTTTAGGGGCTTTGACCTTCATAATTAATTAGGGTCTTGAACATCCATAGCACCGCCCATAGCCATGCCAATTCTATCCATGTTATTGTGTGGTCCACCATGTTTCATGTTTTTACGAGCCATGCCACCGTACATTTTTTTCTTACGAGCCATGCCACCATACATCATTTTCTTTTTTTTCTTTTTGTCCATTCCATACATCATTACTTTTCTCCCTTGTCATTTTCGTATTCAAATCTCATAGTATTGTGACCTACCATTTCTGAACACTTTTCTTCTTTTTCATGAATTGTTTCGTAGTAACTAATTTGTTTTTCCATTATATCTCCTTAAAAAAAGGAGGAGTCCGAAGACTCCCCCAATTTTATTAATCAACTGTGTAAAAAGCTGAAACTAATGCTTCAGGTCTTAACACTTTTGCTCCGTAAACGTGCAATCCTCTTACGATATCACCGAAAGAACTAGGGTCTCTTAGAACCTCAGTTGAGATGATAGTTTGAGCAGTTGCAGTCGAAGAAATGTGACCGGCAAGTATTTTACCAGTAGCTGTACTAGCAGCAGCAACGTTGTTAGATTTGTACATGTCAAATCCTCTTAGTTTACCACTAGATACAAGACCATTTCTTATAGAGCCTTGACCTGCGTTAAAGTCTACAGACAGTAACTTAGAACCAGATTGAGCTAGTTCATTGTAGAATGAAGGTGGTGCAACGAACCATCTTCCTTCTTCTGGAACACTTTGCTCATCTAGAAGTTTAGCCATAAATGACATTACATCTAGAGGGTCAGTTCCTGTTCCATCAGAACCAGTTAAGTCTATAGCGTTAGAGCCACCTTGATGCTGACCCATAGTTTGAGTAGCAGCAGAAGCATCCGCACCTAGCACGTGGTCAGGTGAAGATGTAGAAACTCCAGAGAACATAGAAGCTATAACAGCAGCATCATATGAATCTCTCAATGCATATGCAGCAGATGATGTAGCAACTTCTTTGAAGTTTACATGTGACATATTAGTTTCAATATCATCTACGATGAATTTGAAAGCCTTTGCACTATCTACAACCAAAGTTATCTCTTGGTCAGTTAACTTTGTTTGAGTAGTGTCAGAACCTCTTGTGTAATCAGAAACTGAAATCACAGGTTCTTTAATAATCCTAACAGAGTCTCCGAAAGCGGATATTTCACCAGCATAGTCAGTGTTAGTAATAGCTTCAACTACCGAGGCTTTTCTAAAGAAGTTTAAAACCTTTTTCGAATAAACTTTAGGTAGGAAAAAACTATTAGTTTGTCCACTAACGGAGTTTGCAAAGTTAGCATCAGTATCAGTTGACGGTTCAAAAAATTGAGCCATGATAATACTCCTTTGTGTTTATAGTTTATTTAACGATTCTGCCTTGTTGCATAGCTTCGCTGATTTCGTTTTCATACTTATCAAACTCATCCATGCTCATTGCAGCAATCTCCCTTTCAGACCAAACTTTCTCTTGGACTGGTTCAACCGCAGTTGTTTTAGTTGAAACCATATCGGCAGCAGATTGTTTAGTCTTCTTAGAAGATGACTTATTTTCCTTTTTAGGAAGGTCAATACCTTTATCTTTTTTAAATAAATCAATAGCTCTACCAGCTAAATCAGCATCGTCAGCATTATTGTATATCCATTGCTGGATAGACTCAGGCTGTTCTTTTGCCCATTCATGAAAGTCATCACTGTTTCGAATATCATCAAAATCTGGATGTCTATCATATAACCTTTGTTCAGCTTGTTGTTGTATCATTTCTGCTTCACGTTCTTGGAGTTTACTAAGACGTTCTTCTAGAACTTTTGCCTTAGATTCGCTTTGCATGTGAGCAACAGTTTCTACAACTTCAAACACATCTGGATACTCTTGTTTAAACTTTTCGAGTTCTTCTTCAGTTTTTGGAGCTTTATATTCAGGAATTGCCTGTTTTAATAACTCTTCTTCTCTGCTTCTAAACTCATTTAGTTTAGTATCATAATGTTTTTTTAAATCATCATAACGTTTTTTATAATCTGGTTTTTTATAAGGTTCATCTTTCGATGCCTCTAAATTATCAGTTTCAACATTACCAACCTGCTCTGCTTCATTAACATCATTTGATTTGAATAATTTATTCTTTTCAGATGGGTCTTCAAAGTAAAGCTGGTCTGCTGATTTAAAAGGTTCATCTTCACCAGTATGCCAAGATTTTTTTAAATTATAAGGATTGGCAGTTTCCTCTTTTTGGACTTGTTTAGTCATTTTCTACTCCTATTCGGGGCTTCGTTTAACAAGGTAGCTGCGATGTGCACTTGCAGGGCTTGTCTTGTAAAGGTAGCCTTTCGGTTGTAATTTATAAAGTGCCAAGTTTCCTTGGGTGGCTTTATTCCTATTAGCTCCTGACGTGTCGCTGATAAGGGTCAAGCATCATCTGAGAACGAATTTCGTCTCCTGTCAAATCACTTTCTTCTTGCACCATCGCACTAGGGTCAACAGTCTCTTTTGTTACTCTAATATTCTGAGTAGTTTCTTGAGGCATTGAAACTCCAGCTTGTTGTTGCATTTCTTCCCTTATAGCTCCACCTTCTTGAGCTGGTTGTCTTATATCTGCTGCAGCTTCAGCTTGTTTCATCATTGACATTAAATTGTCAGCTCCGATAACATCCACTGCTTTAGCAGTAAAGACAAATTCTCCATCCGATAACCTTGCAGGTATCGAATCAGAGACTTCCGAGCCCGGTCCTTCAACAGGACCAGAGCCTGAAAATTCCATTGCAACATCCAAAACTTTATCAAACAAGATACTTAGTTGTGGGTTGCTTTGTAATTCGGTCATAAGCATTTCTTCTTCTTCATCCGATAATGCTTCATTTATTATAAAATCTAAATAACTATCTTCCATTTCATCATCAGAATCCATTTCAGGTTCATCAGTTATATCCATAGCCATTTTCATTTGGTCATCCATAGACATTGGACCACCTTCTTGTTTTTGTTCTCGCATAGATTCTTCGATAGCTTCTCCTCTAGTTTTTTCATAAGAAGATATTTCACCATCTTTATCTAAATCAGCTTTTTCTGGATTTTCTAAACCTCCAGCAGCTTTTTGTGTTCTTTTGTCTTTAGGTAATATATCTGAGGACACTTGAAATTTTAAATTTTCTTTTTTATATGTTTCATTTATTTTATCAAGTAATTCTTTGTTCGTATAAACATCACCCATTTGATTATTAACTTTTCTAATTTCATTAAAAACTCTACGACCTTCTCCACTATCACCCAAACTTCTACCTAATCGACCAAATAATCCTGTTCCAGCTTTAAAATATTCATCTCCGTATTCTTTTAAATATTTTACATCTTCACCTATTAAAGCATTTATTCTTTTATCTAATACAGACATTTCATCTGTACCATCTTTATACTTTAATCGTTCTTTATCTTTTTCTAACATATTATTCCTCAATTCGTGTTAAAGCTTCTTTAACCTTCTGGGGCAGCTCCTCTAAGTGTACCAGAGAAGTTATCTTCCCCTGCAACCGGTACATTTCCTGTTCCGATGTTGCCACCGCCAGTGCCTGTAACTCCAACATCTTGCGGTTCTTGAGGTACTCCACTAGCACCTCCCATATTTCCAGATTGTTCACTATCGGGTTGAGTTTCCTCGCCTGTGTTTTGTCCAACATTTTGCATTCCTATAATTTGTGCCATCATAGCTGCTTCTTCTGGGTCATTTAATATTTCATCAGGGTCTAAGTCTAAGCTATAAGCAAGTTCACTAACTAATTTAGAAACTTTAACAAAAGGTGCAATACTTGGATTTTGTGCAGTTTGTAAGAACATTGTAAGTCTTTGACTTCTAACTTCTTTTTGCATCAAACTATTTGTACCAGTTGCTTTTACTTCTAAATCACCTATTACATCTATTTCACCTTCAAAAAATTGCATATTCCATTGAAAGTATGCTTCTCCTAAAGGTTTTAATAAAAAGTCATCAAGATTTTTAATGACTGTTTTAATATTTAAACTAGCAGCCCCTAATAACATTGACATACCAGAAGCAGTTCTTGTCATACTTTGCACTCCAGTTTGTCCATGAGAGTAGCTGGGAAGCCCAGTTTGCTCGTCAGCAAGTTGCCTGAACCTATCAAACATCATCATGTTTTCAGGTGCAGTGTTGGGGAATTTTAATCCATAGATGGATTGTCCGGGCATCCCAGCTTGTCTCCTAAATATTTTTCCGGGGTAGATTTCCATATTCTGACCACCGACTAAAGCTGATTCATCAACATCAAATACTAATGAACCTGCCATTGCTAAATTATCAATAGCCATTCTTGCATGACCATTCATAATTTGTTGCGAGTCATCCATATTCTCAGCAACACCTATACCAAAAAAGTTATAGGGATTTCTTTCATAAGGAAATGCATTATAAGGAATACGATAAGGTGTAAATGGATTAATTACTGCTCTAAGTAATTTATCACCGCATACCCATGCATTAATTTGTACTTCATCTAAATCATCTACAGATTTAGGTAAATCAATTCCAACTTCTCTTGCATACTCAGCATCCATAATACCCCAGTATTCAAGCACTTCAAAATTAACTGATGAATCATAATCATTTTTATTATCATCTTTTAATTGTGATTCAAAATCTTTTTCAGTATAGTTTGCACCTTCTTGCAAACATTCACGAATAATATTTTTATCAAAATAAGGCATATTACGTAGTTGCCTTAATTGACTTTTATTCATTTTGTGTCTATGTACAACATATTCACATTCATCTATATTAGTAGCTGCAGGGTCTGGATAAAAATCCCAACAACTTACAAACTCTATTCTTGGTACTCTAACTTCTAATGGATTATATTCTCTATCACCATCTTCATTATAGTTCCATTTATTTAATTGTTTATTAAAATTAAATGGTCCTTTAACAATTCCTGTACCTAACAATGCTGATTCTAATAATGCATTTCTAATTTCAGAAGAACCATTTGATTCTTCAATTTGGTCATGTACTAATTTTTCCATTCTTCTCGCAGCTCTTTGGGCTGGAGAAATTTCCATAATCTTAGGGTCTGCAGTTAAACCTTCTTTAAGCATTCCTGCTTCATCGGCTTGTTCTTCAATACTTTTTTCAAACATGCCCGTACCAATTGTTGCACCGGGTTTTAAAACTTGACCATCGCCTTGATAACCGTATGCATAAACATTTTCTTGCATTGGGTCTTCTAATCTATTACCAATATTATCTGGTATTTCACCTGATTCTAAACTTGGATTAGGATTATTAATATCTAAAAAGGCATCTTCTTTATCACCTTCAGGTAATTTAGTTTCTGAAATTCCTATTGGAAATTTACCCGTGCCAAAAATAACATCTACTAATTGTCCAAAAGCTGCTAGTACTTTTGTTTTAGTTATTTTAACAAATATTCTAGATTTTTCTGATTCTCTAAATTTAATATTTTTAGCATATAAACCACGATAGTTTTCATAAGCTTTTAACCAACGTGCTTCATCACTTTCTCTAGCTGTTTCTGCTTGAGCAAAACGACCTTGAATAATACCAACTAAATTAATTCTTTGGTCTTCTTCAAGTACTATACTTTTACCAGCTTCACCCTCTACGTCTTCGTAGATGTTATTTGCATTTAAAAATGTATTATCGTTTTCTGCCATTAGTATCCAAATGTGCCATCTGATGGCTCATATATATCTGTTTTAATTTTCAACATTCTATCATAAGGATGGTCCATTTTTGGTCTACTCATAATCATATAACGTAAAGCATCATATGCATGGTCAGCCGAATGTGTATCTACATCCTCAGAATTAGAACGTGATAAAGGCAAACTTTGTAATTCTTTTATTAAATTCGTACATGTACTTAATATTTGCAATCTAGGTCTGCCGGTATTCCTGTCTTGTCGCAAATGTTCATGTATTTGAATCTTACCTGCTATTCGATTCTTATCAGCTCGTCTTAATTTGTGACCTTGTTTAATTAAGGTTTCACCAATAGTAGGACCAGTATAACCTGTCCTTGACCAAGCAGCAGTATCTAATACACCTGTTATTGACTTAACTTCACTACTTTCTAAATCTGTCATCTTGTTACCTAGAGCTTCCCCTGTAAGACCTTTTTCGTATAATTCTCTATATATAATGATGGTCTTATCTTCAGGGTCTACTGCAGCCCAAAGGCAACAACTCTCTGAAGCATATCCATAGTCTACTGCTTTTATTCTTTCCCACCAAGTCGGTATTTCAAAAGGAGTAATTACATGCATACTTGGGTCAAACTCAGCAAAAGCAGCACCTTCACTAATATCCCAATTACCTTCTAATAACTGCTTTCTTTGTACAGCAGGTAACGAAAGTAACATTCGTTCATACTCACCGTCTTCGGCTAGGAAAGGATTATCCTGCAATCGAGCTGGGATAAACTTCCTAGTTAAACCATCATGACCAATAAAACTTTTATTATGTTCATCAGGTTCAACGTATCTTTTTTTAACCCATTGAGCACCTACCCCTCCCGGGTTAGCTGTACAACGTAAATACGTTGGTAGCTCTGGGTCAGTTGTTCTTAACCTAGATGCTAGATAGTTCCAACCAAACTCTGTTGGTAAATGTGTTATTTCATCAAAACCAATCCAACTATAGGCTTGTCCTTGATAACGATACACATCTGCATCTCGTTCCAAAAATCCAAATTCTATTTTAGCTCCAGAAGGAAAGCTCCATAACTTTTCTACTTCTTTAAACTTAGCTCCGGGAAAAGCTTTTGGATACAATTCCCTAGATTTATCTATAAGTTCTCTAAGCTCTGGCATTGACCTTCTAAGTATTAAAGCTCGATGAGCTGACTTATGACAATACCTTAGTGGGTCGATAAGCATTGCAAAGCTTTTTCCTCCACCGGCTGCACCTCCATAAAGAACATCTTTTTCTGATGCAGCTAAAAAATCTGTCTGTGGTCCTTCATTAGGCATAAATGCCACATGAGACCCAGTTGTATCTAAATGTTCTTGTATTTCATCTGGAAGAACTTTAGTGTCTTCTTGAGTTAGAACATTTGAAGTTAAAGCTTTTTCTTCTGCTTTAGCTTCTTTTTGTACTTTAGCTAAACTTCTTGTTAGTTTTTTTACTTTATTATTCTTTTTATCTAATTTCTTTTTAGCTCTTAAAGCTAATTGAATATCAGATAATTCAGAATTTTTAGGTCTACCACCTTTTTTACGAGGTGTACCATCTTTGTTTAGTATATACTCTCCTTGAGAGTTTGTCAAGTACTTATGTGGATTTTTTTCCCAATCTTCCATATACTTTATCTACGTGTTTTTTTAATCCCGGTCTTGATATTTTTTTCCCAGTTTCAGCTTCTAACCAATCTACTCCAATACCTAAACTAATTTCTTTATGAAAAATAGCTTCTGATACTTCTCGTAAAATATCTAATTCATGTTCAATAGGTTTTAAATAACCTTCAACTAACTCATCTTCTTCGTAACCAAAAGGAATAGTTGACGAAGAACGTCTACGATAACCATCAGGTAACATCTTCATAATTATTTTTTTGTATCTTTTTTACCAAAAACTTTATCCCAATTATCAGCAAATTGTTGTTCACTAACTCCTTTCGCTTTTGCTCTGGCTTTGTTACGAGCCATGCGATTACGAACTTGAGCTGATTTTACTTTAAATGTTCCTGCATGTGGCATAATAAATTGAGCAGTTTAACTTCTTACTCAGGAAATTTGTTTAAGCAGCAAGTTTGCCAGTTATTCCACGATAAGTAACAGTGTCACTTTTCTTAGATTTCTTGACTTGCTTCTTAAGGTCTTTTGCATTATATCTAATACCTCTATAGCAATACATATTAATCTCCAGTTTGCAATTAAATTAAATGTACTTTCGTACATCACCCATTGCGTTCCTTCGATAGATGTCGGTCTCTGTTCCTATTGCTAGTACTTAGCTTACCCCTATTACTAGGGAGGTTTTCTTTTCTAATCTACTTCCGGCTCTTACGAGCTGAACGATTTACTGATTATGACAAGCTAATGATTGTTGTCTAATCAATTCTTTCAATTCTTCTGCGGTTAGCAGTTGTGGTTGATTCTGTAGTGGTTGAGCCATATTTTACCATTTTACTTTATGTGACCAATACCTAGCACTCATTTTACTAGGCTTAGCATCTTGAGCATTATGTCTTGCATAATAACTTTTTTTACGAGCTTTGTCTTTAGCAGTCTTTGGATTTTTACCTGCTCCTCGAACTCCTTGTTGACCAAAACGAATTAACTTTAAATTATGTCCATCTTGAGCCAACACCATATGTGATTTAGTTTTATGTCCGGGAGTACGTTTAGGTTTATTTACTCCTTTTAAACCATGCTTTTTAAGTAAAGCTTTTTTTCTATTTTCGTGTGCCATTACTTCTTCTTTTTCTTTTTCTTTTTACGATGTAAACCATGTTGAGCATGTTGTTTACCTTGAGCTGTAGCTTCTCGTTTCTTTTTATTTGCTGCTGCAAGTTTACTACGACCTTTAGCAGTTGATTTAAGTTTTTTAATTTTAGCTTCGGGAGCATAAACCTCACCAGTCTCCGAAGACTTTTTACCGCTAGGAGTTCGCCATTTTTGTTTAGTCCATTTTCTAAGACTTCTTTGACTTTTTTTGAGTGCCATGTTTTTTTCTAATTGCTTCTTTACCTTTTTTAGCTATTCTAGCTTGTTCATTTTTACCAGCTACTTTAGCACGTTGTTCTAAAACTGTTAAGATTTGTATCTTACGAGCAAAAGGTTTTTTAATTCTTTTTATTTTTGCTACAGTTGCTCGAGCATCTGCTGGTGTTTTATATTTAATACTAACAGTATCTCTAGGATTCTCGTCAGTATATAAACGTCTGCCTGAACCTTTTGGTTTTTTACCTGTACCTTTTTTAGGGTCAGCCATTTTATCTTGGTCCGTTACCTTTGTTATTACCAGAATCGTATTCTGTTAAAGCTTTCCAGTAAGCTCTTCTTTTAACATTAACTTTATACCAAAAAATATTCATACCTCTAGGGTTTGAATTTTCACCTATCATGGCAACAATACAGAGAGCTAGAGTTGTTAGTAAAATAAAATCTGTCATGATTTATAATTACTTATAACCGCCACCTCTAGCTTTGTATTGTTTAGCTAACATTTGAGCCTTACGAGCTGACCATTGACCCGGCTTTCCACCTTTGCTACCAGCTTTAATCTTATTAAAAAGATTTTTTCGCATGGTAGGTTTAGTATAGTTACCAGCTTTATTTACTGTACTTTTCTTTTTCTTCTTTGCTGCCATATTGATTATGTTGTCTATGTTTTACTTTTGCTTCCCAATTTGCTATTGCTTTGGTAATACTTTCTTCGGCTAAAACACTACAGTGTAGTTTTATTGGAGGTAAATCTAGAGCTTTAGCTATATCTGCATCTTTTATTTGTTTAGCTTCGGTAATAGTTTTACCTTTTAACATATCAACAAACATAGTGCTAGAAGCTATTGCCGAACCACAACCATAAGTTTTAAACTTTACATCTTCGATAATATCACCAGCTAACTTTAATTGCAACTTCATAACATCGCCACAAGCAGGTGCTCCGGTTAAACCGGTAGCCACATTAGGGTCGTTAGGGTCAAACCTACCGACTGCATGTTTGTCCGGGTTATTTAAAACACTTTCAAACCTATCTACTACTTGTCTAGAATATGCCATTAATGTAAAGTCTTTGGTTTTGTATGCTTTTCTAAATAGTGCATTGAATCGCCATCTGCAATTATTTCCACAAATTCGCCAACTAATATCAAATTATTAAACTGAGCAGCCTCTTGAGCTAACTCCCAAGTCTCGGCAAGTATATTAGGACCTGCATATCTTCTACCTTCTTTTTCAATTTCCGTCAGAAATATCTTCATAATCTTCCTTGTCTAAATTAATTGGAGCTTTATCGGGCATTAAAAAGATACCATTGCTCACGTTATGATTTACATCTAGCTTATCTACTTTGCTTACTCCTACTCTATCTAAGAGAGTTTGAGCTGCAGCCAACTTATTGTTAGCTTGAACTATAGGTCGATTAGACTCCATAATCTCAACTAACTTAAAAGCTGCTTTGGGTGCAGAGTTTGCCAAGACCTCTTGAGTTAATTCAAGGATTTCATTCTTTAAAGTCTTTACCACATGATGATAATGACTGGTATATCCAGCTAACTCAGCAGCCTTTTTAGCATCTCCTTGGGTTTCAACTAGGTGGTTCAAAAAAGATTGCTGCTTTTCGGTTAATTGTCTTTTGTTATCGTTTGTTACACTCGGAAGTATTGCCATGTTACTTAGTATACAGTCGAAAAATAAACTTGTCAACCCTCTTGACAAAATAGAATTTAGAAGCTATAATAACTTTAGTGCCCCCCCGGGTCTACCATAGTAGATGTAGCCCAAACCAACCCTCCCAAAAACTCCCAAGTAAGTTAAAAGAATCCATCGGGTTCGGGGTTTATTTGTAAACCAGATAAGCCTAACTGGTTAATGCCCGGTTTCTGTAATTTTGTATGAGTATGCTATAGATATATAGGTGGGGTGGGGTGGTCTCCTGCCTCCCCCTAGAACTGCCAAGTCTAAACAGCTCTCAGCAGAACTCTGCAGACTTCTCAGACTTGCAAGAGCTGTACCTTTTCTACAAAACACACCCAAGACTTGGCAAGTTCTAGTAGCCAGTTATCTAGTTTACAAAGTTTAAAGGATTTTCAAGTCTAAACTTGCTACCAAATAATTAGACCACCCTAGCCCTAACTATATATCTCAACTTTGTAGTGCTTGGGTCTCCTCCTAGTTTATTCCCAACTATACACATCACTTCAGAATACTTACCAAGTACCTCTGCAAGTTTAGCAATTTCTTAGAGCTTTCAAGAAGTGTTCTAACAGTATTGCTAAATCTAGTATATGCTATTCCCATATCTACTTACTCCTTTGAATACTATAAGAGAGCACCATAGTCCTTTATTTACCTACAAGGGCTTCGCAAGTTGCTAAAGCAACCCTTGTATGCATAAAGTCCGATGGTAACCTCATAGTATTATCAAAGGAGGTAGATTATGATAATAGATATAACATTTAGCAATCAAGATACTGTTAGAACAACTAATGTCTCTACAGCTCTAGAAGTTGCTAAACAATATATTGCAAAAGGTTTTAGGATACTTGGTTTCAAGTATTCTGGAAAAAAGGATGATGTGTATTCCCGCTTGGAAATGTACATTATAAATTTAAATAAATCTGTCTAGGAGGCATATTATGACCCAAGCAACTACAAAAAATACTCATGAGAGTATAATCGAAAAAGCTAATAGTCCAGCGACTGTTAATCAATGCAACTATCTAATGAGTTTATATAGAGATGCATTGCTGAAATCGGTTACCGATAAACATGATAATCTAGATATTGAAAATGATTATCTAAACTTTCGTAAACGATTTGGTGGGCTATCTGGTACTTGGACATTGCATCTCTTTGATACTTTCATACCGCAAAATGGTAAAAAGTATATGAAGAATGAAGTATCTAAACTTATTTCAGATGCAATCTCAGGAAAGTTTAACAAGACTTTTATTAACTCTTTTCTCAAGAGTAAAAATTCTTATGTTAAACCATCTAGTGAAAGTTAATCTCTCCTAACTTTCCTGAACTCTAGAGAGTGTAAAAGCTCTCTAGAGTTTTTTTTATGTCGTGGTAGACCACCCAGACTATTAGTAAGGATTTAATGTAATTATAAATCTTTTGGGAAAGCGACTTCTTGCGATTTATTGAGGGCGAAGTCGGGCGATTTATTGAGGGCAAAAACTAAAAAGGTACAGCTAAATTATTGTACCTGTTAGTTATTTGTACCTTTTTTACTCTGTACCTTTGTACCTTTTTTATGTACCTTTTGAAATAATTGTGTGACAAATATGTGACAATTATGTGAAATACAATATTGTAAACTTGACAGGCGAAAAGAGGTCGTGCCAAAATTTTAAAAGCTCAAGAGGGCAAACAAATATTAACTAAATGGAGATAAATATGACTATAAATAAACAATACAAACCACTAGAAGATTATGATGATTATCATGTCGATAGAGGAAATACGCATAGTTTAATAGCTATGTACTTAATAGATAATGGCATGGCAGATACTAGAGCTACTGTAATAGCAGAAGCTATTAATATGTGCTTCAAAGCTGTAAGTCCTTTAGATTGTAATAACTTAAACTTATGCAAAAAACTTTTACCAGAATTATTTACATTAGCTAAGTTTTATAATGATGTTTATGGTGATGGTACTTATTCTTTTCATCACTTAACTGAAACAGTTAAAGAGATAAAACACAATGACTAAGGAACTTATAGTATATAAAAAAACTAATTATGGTACTGATTTTGTTTATCCTAATTGTAAATTTTCTAAAATGATTACAGATATATCTGGACATAAAACTTTAACAGAATTTACTATTAATAAATTAAAACAACATGGTTATACTTTTAAAGTCGTTGCTGAAAATCAGGAGGTCTAAGTGCAATTTACAAGTGAAGAAAAAGCAAAAATATATTTAAAAAAACTTAAATATTCTTATCGAGAGAGTATTAATTATAAAAATGAAAAGTTTAAAATATACGGTAAAGGTAGGCAAAAGTTATTATTAACTTCTAACTTCGGTTATCTTAGTAAAAATAATATGGACATGGGAGTAGTATGGAACATATCTATTTGGTCTTAAAGTATTGTAGACTTGACAGGTCTGCTCGGCTTGTGAGAAAGTTTGAGGGCTTGGAAGGGCTAGTGCAAATAAAAAAAATTGAAAAGCACGATAAAAAATAAAAAGTATTTCTCCTAGAAGGTAGTTAGATAAAGTTTCTGTTTAGTTTTCTTTGTCTAACTACTGAGAGAATAAAGAACATTTGCAAAGACAGAGGTTGTGTACAAAAAATCGGCTTGGAAGAAGTACACATAACATTATTCTTCTTGAGTATTTAGCGATACTTGATAAAACAAAAACCTCGACTTGCAACAATAGTAATTGGTGATAGTAGAAAGATTGGTACTGCAGAAGAACGTAGGAGAAGTAGCCACCTACACTTCTATCATCATCACTAAATTTTAAGAATTTCGGCTGTTATACACATAGAAGTCGAGACCTAATGAAGAGCCGAAGAGTGTGACCTCATACTTAATTTTACTTTATTAGGTTTCGCATTTAACAAACTATATACATTTATTGGAGGTATATTATGACAAAACAAATCAGAAAGTTTGAGCAAAACGCTATAGCTAGAGAGATATTAAATAATATTGTAGCTAGTAGAAAAATTACTCAGAAAAAAGCAGAAAAATCTAACGAGTTCAAACCTATTAAAAAGGTACAAAAAGACTTGATAGATATTCAAAAAGCTATTACTAAGTTAGAAAATAAACGAAGAGTGCTTCGTACTAAATTAAATAAAACAGTAGAAAATTTTAATAATACTCATAAAAACAGTAAGTTGAATTGGGATAGTTATAACGACAATGCTTATTGGAATGAAAGCACTTGGGATTTGCAAAGTGATATTGAAAGAAAATTAGCAATAGCTTTAATAGACCCTGATTGGCAGGAAAAATTACATGATATAATCAATCAAATTACAAAGGAGTTAAGTTAAGATGATAGATAAATTAGAAACAATCAAAAAAGGTACTCTGTTAAGAGTTAATAATGGACTAGGCGAGTGTAATGCTTATGCTCTGGAATCTATTAAACAAGGCAGAGGTTTTAAAACTACTTTACTTGTTGATATGAAAGCTAGTGAAGTTGGTTTCTTTGATGAAATGGGCAGTATTTATGTTGAAGATATAGTGAGGGTAGTGTAATGAAAACTGATAAACAAAAATTTAAAAATGATTTAACAAAAAAACTAGAAGATACTTTCGGTAAAGATTTTGTTAATGAAAAAATTAAAATTGTTATGTACAAAGAGGAAGAAGATGAAAGTTAAAAAATTATTAGAAATACAATCTGTTATTGAAGAGAGTAAAATACCTTGTGATATGACAGATGAGTTTAAATACTGGTCAAGAAGTAAAGGCGATTGGGTAAATATACTTGACATGGATTTAGTTCATGTAGTTCGTGCTTTAAATCTTGAAAGTAAATTAGAACTAGAACGATATCATGATAAAAATATACAAAAGATTAAAGATTTTATAGAAGAAATGGAGGCACAAGATGGCATTGAAAGAGATTAGTTTGCATAATGTAGAACGAATAGTTTTAAGAACTAGAGAACACGAAAGTTCTGGTAAGACTTTTGGTAGCAAAGATATTATTATTGTTCATAGTGGTGGGCAAGAGTTTGAAATATCTTGTTTGATACCAGAAGAAAATTTAAATACTTGTAAGATTGAGGTGGAATAATGAGCTATATAAGTTTTGATTCAGATGATATACAAAAAGGGGCAGATGCTATGCGATTATTAAGTGGCATGGAAGATGTTATCTATGATATGTGTGAGTATGATTACTCAGAAGCTAAAGTAAAACTCAGAGAAGGTTATACTTTGGAAGACTTAGTAAATGGTCTTGCAGTTGCAATATTAGGCGATGCTGACAAATGGCAGAGTTTAGAATATGCAAGGCAACGAGCAGAAAATAAGGAGGAAGCATGAGTATTGAACTTACATATAAAAGAAAAAGCAAAGAACTAGAAACAGCTTTAGCAGTTGTTCGCTGTTTAATCAATGATTCTAAAAATTGCATTAAATCAAACAAAGATGATAAAGATATGAAAAAACAATTCAAAAGTGAACTACATCAATTATATGGTGTTGAATGTTTATTAGAATGTGCAGATTTTTATTACGAAGATTAAGGAGGTAGCATGAGTAAATCTCGAACAAGCAGTTATGCTTTTACTGTATTTAATCCTAATGATAAAGATAAATCAAAAGGATTAGATGAATTAAAAAAGCTAAGAAAAACAATATCTTACACTAATAAGTTAGGAATTACTAACCATTATGTTAAGTGTCAAGGTAGGTGGGGTAGAAAAAATCCTAACTACAATCAGAGAACAATTCCCTTTTGCCCATTAGAACATGCGGTAAGGTGGGATGTATATTTTTATAAGGTGTGATTATGGATAATGGTTATTTGTTAATGTTTTGTATTATAGTATTCACAAGTGCTATGGCAACTTTGTTTTTTGTTAAACCTCACGAACCTAAGAAGTTTGATAAACAAGGTATGGTAAAATATAACGACAATGATTATTAAAGTAAAGGTTAGCGGAAAAGAGGATAGCTATTAAAGTATAAATCCTGCATGATTGCTTCCGACAATCATATGAACAACGCCTTTACGACATGAATTAGAAAAGGAAGAAGCATGACTGAATATAAAACACAAGTAGCAGAACAAGAACTAATTTTAGAAGCAGAAGAATGGGCAAAAGGTATTGCTCATATACATACTTTTGATTCTGATACTACGACTATGGGATATGATTATCCTAACACAACTAGAGAGGGCTATGTGACTGATACAACTTTCAATGATGGTCGAGTTGAAAGGTTAGTACATAAAACTCAAAAGAGATATATAATTGGTAAGAAACTTACTAATAAAGACTTATTGACGAAATACAGACGAGGTGGTTGAATGAATGATGAAATACGAAGTGTAGCTGATGCAATTAAAATTATTGATGATGTTATTACTAGAGAAATAGAATGGGCAGACGAGCCGACTGATGATATTCAAAAAGCTTGGCACATAATTAAAAATAATACGAGGTAAATTATGAGTATGACAATGAAAGACCACATGGAAATGATGAATAGAATTAGAAGAGGTAAAGAACCTTTTCCAGAAAAAGTTAAACCAACAGTCAAGAGGGCAAAACATGACAACACTATTAACAATACAGGGTAATCCCAAATTAATTAAAGGCGATAAGCTACATGACCAATGGACAAGTGCTATTATGCACTTACACCCCAACAGCACTAAGATATGTCCTTATCAAGATATTGCTAAATGCAAAGATGCTTGTTTAAATACTGCTGGTCGTGGCGGTATATTTAAAAAAGGCGAGACTACTAATGTGATTCAAGAAGCTCGTAAGCGTAGAACTAAAATGTTTTTAGATACTCCAGAGTTATTTCTTGAAAAACTTTATGATGAGATATATAAGTTTGAGCAAAAGGCAAAACGCTTAGATAAAAAACCTTGTGTCAGATTAAATGGTACATCTGATATTCAATGGGAGTATCAAGAGTTGCAAGGTGTTAATGTCTTTGATACTTTTCCCGACATACAGTTTTATGACTATACTAAAATACCTACTAGGAAAGTTAGTCAGATAGAGAATTATCATTTGACTTGGTCGTACTCAGAAGCTAATAAAAAATATGCTTCATGGTTTGACAAGTTGAGTTATAATATTGCAGTTGTATTTAATCATGCCCTACCCTTATGGTATAAAGGTCGTAAGGTTATTGATGGCGATAAATATGATATGCGATTTTTAGATGAACCCAATGTTGTTGTTGGCTTGACTGCTAAAGGTAAAGCTAAGAAGGATACATCAGGTTTTGTAATTTCAATAAATTAAATAGGAGTACCTATGTTTAAAAAATGGTTAGCAAATCTTATCACTTATATTATTCTGGATAGATTATTAAAGATAATAGATGATAGAACTTATGATGATAAACAAGAACTAGAAGGACTTAGAGCCGACTTTGATGATTGTCAATCGACAGTAGATAATATTGAATATAATGTTGAAGACACAGTAAAGTATTCTGATTATGAAGAACTAAAATCGGAACTTGAAGAGCTTAAAAATAAATTGGAAAGTCAGGAGTAATTATGGCAATGTTTAATTTCTATGATGATAATACTAAAATACTAACAAAAGCAGAGTATAAAAAGTTTAATGATTTTATAGATAATCACTATGAAGAATTTTATACTAACAAATGGGGGCATGAAGTCTTTTATCATGGCGATAAATTTTTTGTGACCAATCATTCTGATTATACTTTTGAGGAAATGTTAGGAGGTAATGATGAGCAACGAAGCTAATGATATAATAAAAGATAAAATAGGCGAAGAGGTAGCAGAGTTATGGTGTTTACCAGCAAGACCAGATTTAGAAGCTGATTGTTGTGATTACATTTGGGAACACTATGAAGAAAATACTATTGTTAATTTAGTAATTGCTTTTCTATCAACTCATTGTGCTAATGCTGTTTCTAGTCAAGACTTAGAACATATGTCGAGGCAGTATAGTGTTTGAACATAATCCTATTTTTGGCTATGACTATGAAGGCAGACATATAGAATGGCAATGGAATGTCAGACCTTTAAAAAAAATTTGGTGGAAAACTTGGAAACCTAAATTGGAAAATGTTAAACTGTTAAATGTGGAGGACAAGACCGAATATAAAATAATTCAACAACAATTATACAATGAGATTATGCAAAGTGAACATACTAAAAAAGAAAAACTTTCAGGAATCTATAAAGTTAGAAAATGAAATTTAAAATTTATTTAGGGAACATGGAGGCAATAATTGTTGAGGCAAGTAGTCTTGAGGAGGTTGAGGCAATACTAATTGATAACGCTAAAACATTTTTGAAAGATTTATTAGATGAAGGAGTTATAGAAATTGAACCAGAAAAAAGTTAGAGAATTAAAAAAAAGAATTAAACCAATGCAGGTTGAATGGATGCAAAGTTTATTACCTCCTGAAGAAGCTAAAAAAGTTTCAATAGAAACTATAAATTCTTTATTACCAGATGAAAAATATATGGAGGGAATTAAAGGCATTACTCTTTTACACATGTCAGATAAATGGCTTCTTAAAAAATTAAAAAAACATCCAGACATTAAAACTTATAAACAATTACAGGAAAAATTAAATGTATGAATACAATTGTGAAGTTATTATAGATAACGAACCCGAAACAATTAAAACTTTTGCTTTTTCAATTATTGAGGCAATAGATAATCTAGTTAGTATGGAGGCAGTAGAAGATATTGTTCACTTAACTAGAGTTGATACTAATGATAACTTCCCATTCATGGGAGACTTTAGATTACTCCGGGAAATGAGAGGTAAGATAGACAACGAACAACTAATATATGAGACATTATTAAATGGCAGTCAAGAAAACAGTACTAACAATAAACCGCACTAAAAAAAGTACCTCACAGGGTACAGGTGGTAGAAGTAGAAGGATAAAAGTTTCAATGAAGCATATGAACAAGCATCGTAAAAGAAGCTATAAAAAATATAGAGGACAGGGTAGATAAAAAAAATTACCTGTGGTATAATCTTTCAAATGAACATGAGTAATCAGACCCTACAAGCCCTCTATCTCCAATTAGACTGGTTTGGTTTTACTGCTTCTGTGGTTAGAACTTCGAGAGTAGTTGGCTCAAAAACTCTCACTGATTTTTTAATATTAATAAAGCTAATAAGGAGGTAAATTATGGCTATATTAAATGGTGTTGCCAAATGGGCAAGTATCACAACCCCTAATACAAGGTTTGAACCTGTGTATACACTCGACTTAATTGTTGAGGAAGACATAGCAAATGACTTTGCATCAAGGGGTCACAAGGTAAAGCAACATGACGAAGGTCCTGCTTTAGTTATCAAAAGAAAAGTAAATGGTCCTAACGGAATGGTTAGGTCTGCTCCTAGATTACTTGATAGCGACAAGCAAGAAATAAATGTTGCTGTAGGTAATGGCTCTAAAGTAAGAGTTCAGTACAATGAGTACAGTGGTGAAGGAAAGTTCGGTCCATATATTGGACTTGACCTTCAAGCAGTGCAAGTAACTGAGTTAGTAGAGTACAAAGGTGCTGATGGTGATGAATTACTATCAGACGGGGAAGAGTTCTAATGGAAACTGTAGAACAAAAACCCTATGTCACGATTGATGGAGTTGATATTCAAGTTGAAGACTTACCCGAAGAAGGGCAAGGAGTCTTTGGTAGATTACAACGACTTAATCAAAAGAAAGTCAATCAGACTTTAGACCTTGAGGAAACTCAAGCAGCTATTAATTTCTTTTCAAATAAAATTGTAGAGATAGTTAATAGCGATAAGTCTGGTACGACTTTATTGGAATCAGAAACTAAAACAATTGTCGATGAGGAGGTCGATAAAGAATCTGATTAATTAAGAACACGGAGCTGGGTTAGGTTTTTTTACTCTCCTAATTTTTATTCCTGACCTAGCTTTTTTTTTGGAGATAGAATGCAACAAGAAAAAAGTAAATTTGTAAAGCACAGATTACCCTGTCCAAAATGTGGTAGCTCTGATGCTGTTTCAATGAACGCTGATAAGTCAGCTTATTGTTTCAGTTGCTCTACTTTTTTTACCGATTATGAAACTGCAAGTGAGGGCAAGATTGTGGAAACGACACCGAAAGCAACAAATACATTTTTAGATTCTTATACTGGAATCTTTGGCGAACTAACTGATAGAGGTATCACTCAAGATACTGCAAAGAAGTTTGGAGTTAGAATAGTAAAAGATGCAAATGGTAGTATCACTCAACATATTTATCCTTACTTTAATGGTAATGAAATAGCAATAACTAAAACAAGATTTGTAGCTGATAAAAACTTTATGACCAAAGGTACATTTGAAGGTACTGGGTTATTTGGTGAACAGCTCTATCGCAATACCGGTGGTAAATATTTAACTATTACCGAAGGTGAATGTGATGCAATGGCAGTTGATGAATTGTTTCAAGGTAAGTGGGCAGTAGTCTCACTTAAACGTGGAGCATCTGGAGCTGTTAAAGATATACGAGAAAGCATTGAGTTTGTTGAATCATTTGAAAATATAGTTTTATGTTTTGATAATGATAAGGCAGGTCGAGAAGCATCAAGACAAGTTGCTCGTCTTTTAAAACCCGGGAAGGTTAGGATAATGAGTTTCCCTAATGGTTATAAAGATGCCAACGATATGTTAAATCAAAAACAATTCCAAGCATTTACTAAAGCATGGTGGGAAGCTAAGACTTATACTCCATCTGGTATTATGGAATTGTCTGGACAAAAAGATAATTGGTTAAACCGAGAAGTAAAAGAAAGTATTGCTTATCCTTGGGAAGGATTGAATAAGAAATTATATGGATTGAGACAAGGCGAGTTAGTAACATTAACCGGTGGTACGGGTCTTGGTAAGTCTTCTGTGACTAGAGAGCTAGAGCATTGGCTTATCAAGACAACCAAAGATAATGTTGGTATCATTGCTCTTGAAGAAAACTGGTTAAGAACTGCTGATGGTTTAATATCTATTGAAGCCAATGACCGGTTATATTTAAATGAGAAACGAGAAAGTTATACTGAAGAAGATTTGAATGCTTTGTTTGACAAAGTAATTGAAAAGAATAGAGTTTTTATTCATTCACACCTCGGTGCAACGGACATTGATGAGATATTTGCAAAGCTACGTTATATGATTGTAGGTTGTGAATGTAAATGGGTCGTGGTTGACCACTTACATATGCTTGTCAATGTCTTAACAGAAGGCGATGAAAGACGTGGCATTGATACTTTAATGAACAGACTTCGTAGCCTTGTTGAAGAAACGAATGTAGGACTTATCTTAGTATCCCATTTAAGACGTGCTACAGGCGACAGAGGACACGAAAAAGGTGTGACTGTCTCCCTGAGTCATCTAAAAGGTTCGCAGGGCATAGCACAGCTTTCTGACTGTGTAATAGCATTGGAAAGAAATCAACAAGCGACTGACCCGACAGAAGCAAACACAACTAAAGTTAGAGTATTGAAATCAAGATATACTGGTGATACCGGATTAGCTTGTTCTTTACAATACAATCCAGAAACTGGTAGACTATTTGAAGTAAATAACGAGGAGACATTTGATAATGAAGAACTTGATTTTTGATATTGAAGCAGATGGTTTAACTCCTAGTAAAGTCTGGTGTATTGTAGCTAAAGATATTGAACAGCAGAAGGTATATCAATTTGGTCCTGATAAACTAGCAGCAGGAATTAAATTGTTAGAAGAAGCTGATGTTCTAATAGGACATAATATCTTAGGTTATGATATGCCAGTTCTAGAAAAACTTCATGGAGCTACCTTTACTTCAGAGGTCATTGATACTCTAGTTATGTCTAGATTATATCAACCAGTTCGAGAGAACGGACACAGTTTAAAAACTTGGGGCTATCGAGTTAACTTTCACAAACAAGAACAACCAGATGATTTTGATGAGTACACTCCAGAAATGTTGGAGTATTGTACTCAAGATGTATTGTTAAATGAAAAAGTTTATTTTGCTTTAATAAATGAAGGTAAGAACTTTGACCCTGAGAGTTTAGAATTAGAAACTGAAGTTGCCAGAATTATGCTTGAGCAAGAACAGACTGGTTTTTTATTTGATGTTGAAAAAGCTATGAAGCTATTAGCAAAATTAAAAGCTAGAATGACTGAAGTAGAGGATGAAGTACAGATAACATTTAAACCAAAACTTGTTGATGTGAAAGAGGTAACTCCGAAATTAAAGAAAGATGGAACATTATCTAAATCAGGACTAACTTCAGAAGAGTATGAACGATTACAAGAAACTCAAGACATAAAACCATTTATGCGACAAGAGTTACAAGAATTTAATTTAGGTTCTCGAAAACAAATCGGGGAATATTTAATAGACTTTGGTTGGAAACCAGAACGATTTACTCCGACTGGTCAACCAATAGTTGATGAAGGTACATTAAAGAAGATAACTCACATAAACGAAGCTCGGCTCATTGCCGAGTTTTTATTATTACAGAAACGTATTGCTCAAATATCTTCATGGATAGATGAACTACAAGGTGAACGAGTGCATGGTCGAGTAATACCTAATGGCACTATCACTGGCAGAATGACTCACAGAAATCCTAACTTAGCACAAGTTCCGGGAGTGTATAGTCCTTATGGTGAAGATTGCAGAGCTTGTTGGACAGTACCAGAGGGTTATAAATTATTAGGTATTGATGCTAGTGGTTTAGAATTAAGATTATTAGCTCATTACATGGATGATTCAAATTACATAGACGAGATTATTAATGGAGACATACACACGACTAATCAAGAACTTGCAGGACTTGAATCAAGAGATAAGGCAAAGACTTTTATCTATGCACTTATATACGGAGCAGGAGACGAAAAACTTGGAAAAGTGGTTGGTGAAAACAGAGAAGCAGGTACAGTCCTTAGAAAGCGTTTTCTTACCAACCTCCCTGCACTTGAAAACCTTACGACAAGAGTACGAGAAGCTTCGAGAAGAGGATTCTTAAAAGGTCTAGATGGTAGAAAAATATTTGTTAGGCACGAACACGCTGCCTTAAATACTTTATTACAAGGTGGAGGTGCAATAGCTATGAAAAAAGCTATGTGTATTCTTCATACTCATATACAATTAAATACATTAGATGCTAAGTTTGTTGCTAACATTCATGATGAATGGCAGATGCAAGTGAAAGAAAGCATTGCTGAATTTACAGGTCTTACTGGAGTAGAAGCGATAGAGAAAGCTGGTAAGCATTTTAACTTACGTTGTCCATTAACTGGAGAATACAAAGTAGGAGAAAACTGGAGTGAAACCCACTAAGAAAGATAGAAAAAAGTTTGACCTTGATTTAACATACGGGTCAATACGAGAAGAAAAGATAGCAGATATGCTTACTAATAAAAAAATAGAAGTCAAATCAGAACGAGATATTTGGCAAGATACTGGTAACATTTGTATTGAATATGAATCATACAGAAAACCATCTGGTATTAGAGCCACTGAATCTGATTATTGGTTTCATAATCTTTGCATTGGTAATGAAGAATATTGTACGTTAGTATTTAAAACTGAGGTTCTGAAAAAAATAGTGGACCAATTAGATACTTTTAAAACTGTAAGTGGTGGAGACCACAATGCTAGTAAAATGTTTTTGGTTAATCTACAAAAATTATTTTCTAGTGATGTTATTAAAGCTTTTAAGGAGTTAGATGATGATTGCAAATAAAGAAGAAGATTTACTTGACAAAAAACAAATAGACAATTATAATAAGTTCACGTCTGAATCCGGTCACTGGTATGCTCAAGACGGAAAACCAATGTATACTATCATTGGTGCTAATGGAAAAGAACGAAATACCACACTGAGGGATGCTAAATCTTTAGGTTTAGTACCTTCTGTTACTACAATTATAGGGATGATAGCTAAACCATCCTTAGAAAACTGGAAAATAAATCAAGCTTTAAATTCTGCTTTATCTCTGGAAAGATATGAAGATGAATCTACTGAATCTTTTACTTATAGATGTAAGATAGACTCAAAACAAATTAGTATAAATGCAGCTAAAGAAGGTACAAAGATTCATGCTCAGATTGAAAAAGGTTTTTTAGGTAAATCTAAAAATAAAATATATAAAGATATACAGAAATGGCTTGATGATAATTATCCGGGAGAAGAATGGATAGCAGAAGATTCTTTCTGTGCTGATTCAGGCTATGGTGGTAAGATAGATTTATATTCTAAATCAGGTATCTTCATAGACTTTAAAACTAAAGATAACTTAGAAGACAAAGACCCTGCTAAATTAGTTTATGATGAACATGGTATGCAACTGTCAGCTTATGCTCAAGGTTGTGGCTTTGATGACGTAGAAAGAATATCTATATTTGTAGATAGAAAAAATACAAAGATTATTCTGTATCATGTTTGGGAAAAAGAATCACATCAAAAACATTTAGCAATGTTTAATAATATTCTAGAGTATTGGAAACTTTGTAAAAATTATAATTCAGCAGTAGACAATGCCTCGAAGAAGACCAAGAAAACGTAGACCTAAAAAAGAATTACACATTCCTAGAGGCTACGATAGTCATTGGGAATATGATATTCATCAACGACTGTTTCCTGAATGGAGACATCATTGGGAGAACATTGATTATGTTATTGCTCATACTTATGAACCAGACTTTGTTCGTAAGTTTGATGATGGTCGTGTTATACTAATAGAAGCAAAAGGCAGATTCTGGGATTTTGCTGAGTATAGTAAATATATACACATCAAAAAAGCTTTACCCAAACACATTGAGTTAGTTTTCTTTTTTCAAAAACCTTTTGCCCCTATGCCCGGAGCTAAAGTAAGAAGAGATAAAACTAAAAGAACTCATGCTGAGTGGGCAGAAAAAAATAATTTTAGATGGTTTGATGAACTTACCTTACCGGAGGAATGGAAAGAATGACAGACATGGTTAATAACCCTGACCATTATAATCAGGGCGATATAGAATGTATTGATGCAATACGAGCTATGCTAACAGACGAAGAATTTATTGGGTACTTACGAGGTAATTCTTTAAAATATAGATGGCGATTTCGTTACAAGAATGGGATAGAGGATTTACGTAAAGCTGAATGGTACGAGAAAAAATTATTAAAAACATTAGACAGGAAATGATATGGTGGAATACAAAGGGGAGCAACCCTACTTAGGAATAATAATTAATTATGATAAAGATAAAAAGTTAGATAAGTTTAGTTTAGATACATTACGAGACAGATATTTATGGCAAGAAGAAACCTCACCTCAAGAAGCTTTTGCGAGAGCTGCAGTTTTTGCCAGTACTTATAAAGATGAAACAAATTATCCAATGGCTCAAAGACTATACAACTATGTCTCTGATTTGTGGTTTATGTTTTCTACTCCTATTCTTTCTAATGGTGGTACAACCAGAGGTCTTCCTATCAGTTGTTTTCTAAATTACGTAGGAGATTCTATTGATGAACTAACAGACCACTTTAAAGAAAATGCTAAACTTGCAAGTGCCGGGGGAGGTATTGGTGGGTACTGGGGTGATGTTAGAAGTGACGGAACTGCAACGAGCAGTGGTAGTAAATCTACTGGCTCAATACCTTTTATGAAAGTTGTTGATTCAGAAATGTTAGCTTTTAATCAGGGAGTAACTAGACGTGGTAGCTACGCTGCTTATACTGATATTAGTCATCCAGAGATTGAAGAGTTTATGGTAATGAGAAAAGAATCAGGTGGGGATGTAAATAGAAAATGTTTAAACCTACACAATGGTATCAATATTAATAATGCTTTTTTAAAAGCTGTGGAAACAGATGATGATTGGCGATTAATAGACCCGAAGACTAAAGAAGCAGTTAAGATTATAAAAGCTAGAGAGTTGTGGTCCAAGATATTAGATGCTCGAGCAGAGACTGGCGAACCTTATATAATTAATTTAGATAATTGTAATGATGCTTTACCACAAGGACAAAAAGATTTAGGACTAGAAGTTAAACAAAGTAATTTATGTTCAGAGATTACTCTACCAACCAATGAAGAGAGAACTGCTGTCTGTTGTTTGTCTAGTGTAAACCTAGAATATTTTGATATTTGGTCTAAAGATAAACAATTTATATCAGATTTAATTAGAATGCTTGACAATGTATTAGAGCATTTTATTGAGAATGCAGTAAACATGGATGCACTAGGAGGTTACAATGCAAACTATGAAAGATTTAAAAAACATATTAAAGAAGGCAAAGAAGGCTTCACAAAAGCTGCTTACTCGGCTTACAGAGAACGTTCCGTTGGTTTGGGTGCGATGGGTTTTCATGCCTATTTACAATCAAATCAAATTCCGTTTGAAGGCATTTTTGCAACAGGATTTAATTATAAAGCTTTCAAACACATTAAAAGCAAAGCTGTTGAAGCTACTAAAGTACTTGCTGAAGAACGTGGTGAAGCTCCTGATGTACATGGCAGTGGTTTTCGTAACTCTCATCTTCTGGCTATTGCTCCTAATGCCAGTAGCAGTATTATATGTGGTGGTACTTCCCCTAGTATTGAGCCATACCGTGCTAACGTCTATACGCACAAAACTTTATCCGGTAGCTACAAAGTTAAAAATAAAAATTTAGAAAGATTAATTAATAAAAAAGTTCCAGAAACAAACAAACGAAAAAAACTCTGGCAACAAATTAGTGATAACAGAGGTTCTATTCAGAACATAAGAATATTTACTAAAGAAGAAAAAGAATTATTTAAAACTGCAGATGAAATAAATCAAGTGTGGGTAATAGAACATGCATACAAAAGACAAGAGTTTGTATGTCAAAGTCAAAGTGTAAATTTATTTTTTATTTTACCGGACTCTGCTCAAGACCAAGAAAAACATGATGAGTATTTGCAGTATGTAAGTGATGTACATTGGTATGGTGCAAATAAATTAAAGTCGCTGTACTATTTTAGGTCTGATGCAGCCAAGGCAGCAGAGAATGTAAACATTAAAGTTCCACGAATTAAATTAGACGAAGTGGACTGTATAGCTTGTGAGGGATAATATGACTAAATATGCAGGAGCATTATTGTATAAAGCTCTAGAAACAAAATACAAAGCTGAGAAAGCCGAAGCTAAAGCTAATCTAGAAATATATTTTCAAAACAAAGTAGGAGTTGCAGAACATCCTAACGTTGTGGAATCAATGGATAAACTTATGGAACAGTACGCTAATGCTGATGAAAAATTAAGAATATTAAAGGAGAAATTTTAATGACATTACTAGCAACCAGAGAACATTACAAACCATTCGATTATGCATGGATGTTTGAATACTATGACTTACAGAACAGAATGCACTGGCATCCAATGTCTGTACCTTTACATACTGATGTTAAAGATTGGAATGAAAAATTAACTGAGAACGAAAAGAATTTATTAATCCAAATTTTTAGATTGTTCACTCAGTCAGATGTAGATGTTGCCGGGGGGTATATAGATAAATATATGCCTATCTTTAAAAAACCAGAAGCCAGAATGATGATGTCTTCGTTTGCTAATATGGAAGCAATACATCAACATGCTTACAGTTTATTATTAGATACAGTAGGTATGCCTGAATTAGAATATAAAGCTTTTGCTGAGTATGAAGAAATGGCAGACAAGCATGATTATGTGGGTAACTTTAAACCTCTTAAATCAGATAAGAGAACTATTGCTAAAACTCTAGCAGTCTATTCAGCATTTACCGAAGGGTTACAATTATTTAGTAGCTTTGCAATCTTAATGAACTTTCAAAGGTTTGGTAAGATGAAAGGTATGTGTCAAATAGTAGCTTACTCTATTAAAGATGAAAGCTTACATGTTGAAGCAATGACTAAGTTATTTAGAGAATTTATAAAAGAGAATTTAGATATTTGGACAGATGATTTTAAAAAAGAAATCTATCAGATATGTAGAGAAATGGTTAAACTAGAAGAAAAGTTTTTAGATTTAGTATTTGAAATGGGTAACTTAGAAGGTTTAACTAAAGAAGAAATGTATGCTTACAATAAATACATTGCAGATAGAAGGCTATTACAATTGGGATTAAAACCAAACTACAAGCAAAAGGATAATCCGTTGACGTGGCTTGATGATGTGTTAGGAGTAGAGCATCAAAACTTTTTTGAAGGCAGAGCTACTTCATATCAAAAGGCAGGGCTTAGAGGTGATTACGGACAATTGACCTTTGCAGGACTAAACAATGAAGACGAAACGAAGTGAAGCACAATTACTTGCTTACAAATTATTATATGATAAAAGTGGAAATCTTGTTACAGAACGTAGCAAGGTGGACATTACAAAGTTGCAGAAGTTCATGACCCTTGAAGAGTATGAAACTCTAAAGGTTGTGATAAGAGAAGCAAGTCAAAAAATGGATGAGATTCATAATCATATTGAAGCATGTCTAAATGCCAGAGTTATGAACTCTAAATAATAGTTTAAACTATATTAAAAGCTGCGACAAACATCGAAACTGTTATCCAAAAGAAGAAGCACATAATGCATAATTCTTCTCGATTCACGTTTTACCTCCATATGTGAAATGGTTATTGTGCTAAAGGATTCTTAGAACTATCGACTAGCTCTTGAACCTTTCCCTCCAGAGATTTTACCTCTGTTTTAATTGTTGCCATTGAAGTTTTCAATTCAACAATATCTTTTTCATTAAAATCTGTTCTAATTAATAACGAATCATCAATAGTTTTTTCAATGTACATTAGTGTACTTTCGACTGATTCAAATCTTGTTTCAATATCTTGCTGGGCATTTTTAGTAGAACTAATCCCACCTATCTTTGATTCTAAATTTTCTAATCTATTTATATAAGTAGCTCCAGTATATCCAAATCCTGCTAAAGTTCCCACGATAGAAACCAAAGCTATTAACTGTGTTGTTTTAGTTTGAAACCAATTCATTGTACCTTCCTCCACTTAAATTTGGTTGAGAATTTATTAACTGTGACATAACATTAAAACTTTGTCCTGCCATAGCATAGAAACCTTGTATATTATCATTTAATTGAACTGATGTATAGATACTTTTAGATTCATACCACGAATTGTTATCTGGTAACATCCGGTCATAGTATCCAACAAAGTCAGGATTAAATCCCATCACTGCTACTAATCCAGCTTCCTCCCCATACTCACCAGACTCTTGTTGTTCTTTTAGTTCTTCTTGTTGTTCTTTTAAATTTTGAGCAACAACATTTTCTGTAACTGTATCTGCCTCTGAACTTGTTGTCATAGTTGAAAGAGAATCTGTAGTAGTAGTAGTTTCAGTAGTTGTGTTACCTCCGCTATTAGAAGCAACAGTAGTAGAAACACTAACACTTGAACCAGACTCGACAGAGCTTACAGTTGTTTCGGTAGTGTTTGTAGTTATACTGCCAGTATCAACAGAACTACTTAGAACCTGTTGAGTTTGCATAGAAGAGTTAGCAAAAGAATTTGAGATACTTCCAGAGCTAAAGTCTGAATTAGTACCACCATTGATAGCACTACTAATACTTCCTGCATTTACTGTATTTCCAGAAGCGTGAATAGAGTTTCCGGCAGTAGTTCCACTCACACTATTAACAGCAGTTGTAATAGTATTAGACACAACAGACATAGCAACATTCATATCCATGTTACTTCGACCTCCTTCCTCTCTCATAATAGGGTCGGCTTCGACTAGCTCTTCTATGACTTCTTGTTGTTCTCCAATTTCGGATACAAGTTGTTCACTATTTTGTGCAATCTCGATGACTTCATCATCTTGTGAAATTGCTTCCATTTCTTCTTCAAACCATTCTTCAAGGTCCTCGAAGTCTTCAAATACCACTTCATTAATTTCTTCTTCATGTATTATTTCTTCTCTAATTATTGTTTCAAACTCATACAAATCTATTAATTCTCTAGAATCAAAAATATCTAAACGTTGTATGGGGTCATACTCAATTGATGGTAAAGCTATAAGCATAGGTTCTTCATCAAAAGACTGTATATCAAAGTCTATATAAACTTCTTCACTAATACTATCATATTCTTCTAGTACTACAAAACCTTCGTCATTAAATATAATTTCAGGTTCAAACCATTCTTCAATAGGTTCTTGTCCAAACGTTTGCCTATCATCTTCAAACCAATCTTCAGAATAACCAAACTGTTCTATTTCATAATCTTCGTCATAACCTAACTGACTTTGTTCATATTCTTCGGTATAACCAAAATCTTCTTCTAGAACAAAATAACCAATATCATTTTCAAACCTGTAGCCCGGACAAAAAGGTGCATACTGTGGGTCTAAATTACATTGTAAATCATCAAAAGCTTCCCAGTAGCCCGGACAGGTAGAATCATTTAATGGATTACTACAATCAATATTATTTCCAGACCCAGCCCCATATAAAGAGCCACCATTTTCTAACAAGCTATTAGCAAGTGTATTGTTCCAGTTTGTATTAACACATGTACCTGCAACATTTGTTGTACCTGTAGAGCATTCATCATGAAAAAGGTACATATAAGTTTGCGATGAACTACCTTGTTGTCCTATTAAGACATCATGATTTATAATATCTAATGCACCGTAGCGAAACTCAAAAGTATTGTTAGTCCATAAAACAACTTCAAAGCTGTTGTCTGAACCACTTCGATTATATTCTCTTAGGTCATACCAACCAAACACAGATTTGTCGCTAAAATTTTTAGCTAACATTTGTGAATTACTATCTCGTATTAAGTCAGTCCAAAAAGGAAATAGTGTATTAGTGTATTGAGGTAATGGGTCAGGTGTATAATCACCACAATAATTATTAAAGTTTATATTGCCTGTACCTAAACCAAAATGTAAACAACCATTAGTTGCCATACGTGCAGATGTGTAAGAATTATCATACAACTGAAACGTAAAATCTAAATTAAAAGCAGCCGATAGTTGGTCATCACCACTATTTAAACTTGTTGTATCAGATTGATTAGTTAAATCAAATAAAGCTTGATTAGATTCGTAAATATATTGAGCAGTTATATTTGCACTGAGTAATAGTAAACAAATTAAACTTACTATTTTCACTAGCTAATTGTAGAATGAAATTCTTTTCGGCACGTGCTACCAGATTTTCTTATACCTTTTGGATTTGTAGTTTTTTTACACTTAGAAATATAATCTTTTAAATCTTCTTTGTATGTCGGAGTATCTTCAACATTTTTTTCCCAAGCAACTTTAGCTTCCTCTCCTATTTTACCTTTGTATGGACAAGGAGTTCCAGCATTACCCATAGCTTTAAATACTCTAGGGTCTTGGCAAAGAATAGATACTGCTGCTACTTTCATACCAGTATCATATAAATATTTAGATAATTTTAATCTTTCACAATTCTCGTCTCGTACTGCTTTACCACCAGAAAAACCAAATAGTTGACCTTGAAAAGCTCCCGATACTCCAGTGGTACAGAGGTCTTGTGAGTAAGACATTATACTGGGGGCAATAGCAGAAGCAGGAGGAGCTTTTTGATTTATGTTTTGATTAATAGTTTGAGTAGAATTAGATTCGTTGTAATTTTTATTAGTATTATTAGCAGTTGAATTATTTGTATTGGTATTACTGGTGTTTACATTAGAATTAGAATTAGATTCATTATAATTTTTATTAGTGTTATCAGATGTAGTATTATTTGTATTCGTATTATTATTATTATTTGTAGCAGTGCTAGTATTGGTATTACTAACATTTTGATTAACTGTAGAGTTTACAGTTGAATTAGATGTTGATGTATTATTATTTGTATTTACATTATTATTATTATTAGTATTTGTTGATGTATTTGTATTTACATTTGTATTTGTAGAAGTATTTGTATTTACGTTAGTATTATTATTAGTATTATTATTCGTATTAGTATTGGTATTAGTGTTAGTATTAGTATTATTATTGGTATTAGTATTTGTATTGGTGTTATTAGTAGTAGTAGTATTTGTAGTATTTAAACTATTTTGTTCACAATACTGAGTACCAGCAGTACAATCTCCCGTTTGGTCTGCTTGAATACCTAATGCAAATAATAATAATGTTCCAAGAATTAGCCCTCTTTTCATTTTTACTCCTTTTATTTTTCTCTGTGAACTCCCTTCATTTTTTCATACGACCTTAAACCTCCAAGACCGAGCATACCCATAAGAATAGTGCTAAGTTGAGAAAACTCAAACTCAGGCATAGGTGTATCGACTCCAGCTAAAACTAAAATAAAAGCTAATAATGGAGAGACAACAAAATGATACGCTAAAGCAATACCACAAGTCCAACCAACAAAAGGTCTCCATCCTGCAACAAATAAACTTTTATGAGCTGCTTCTTGTTTGTTTAAATCTATCTGTGCTAAATTAGCTGCATGAAATGCTGTTTTAAGCTCATGGTCTAATTTAGCCTTCAAATCTTTATCAACCACAAATTTATTAAGTACCTTACCAGCTACTCCTACAATTGATTTTGTTATTGGGTCAGCCATTATTCCTCCGGTTCAAAATGTAAACTTTTATCTATAATTTCATTTAAAGTATCTAAAACAAATTCTGGAGCATCTGGGTCTAACAATTGAGTTTCGTCAAATTGCACCATATACATTTCCATTAAATCTTCATATAAATCTCTAAATTTTTCTCGTTTTATCCAAGGAGTATTATTACGAGTTCTAGCTTTACAGTCTATTCTGTAAGCTCTATCTAATTGTTTTTCTGTGTATAACAACATTAATAACTCCAGATACGAGGTTGTGCTCGAGTAGTGTCCATGTCTAAATGTATAAATCTAGCTCCAACATGTCCTTTTTGTGAAACACCTATTCTTGGAATACCAAAACGTATAGCAACTTCTACAAGTTTATAAGCTTGTTCCATGTGGACAAGAACATCTACAGCTTTTCCTGAACTGTGTGCTCCGGGTCTTGACTTTTTAGCTTCTATTGGATGTTCAGGAGAACGATAAGCACTGGTAATTACAAACGGAAAACCACATTCTTCTCTAATATTATCTAAGACTTGCATAAACTCATCATCCATTTTACACTCGCCTGTGTGCCTACATTTAAGTTCGTCTTCTGTAAAATATTTATACATTCTTTTCTTTTCTACGTTGCATAGTTGCCAACAACTTACCTTCTTCACTATAACCTACTCTTTCTTTTTCTCTTTGAGCTGTTGGTCCAGCTTCTATATCATAAGGCATACCTGTTAATTTATTTACTCTTTGCTCTGCTTTATTTGGAGCATTAGGTACGGTTATTTCGCCTCCTGTTCTTTTGGCATATCTTGCTAAAACACTTTGCCCATCATCGTTGCTTTCTTCTCCAGCAATAATTCTATATAAAGCTTTATCTAAATCTCTATTAAAACTTCTCCATTCTTTTTTTATTTCTGGACTAAGAATAAACCCATAACCGGGAACATTTGTTGCAGCAGTTGAAAAAATACCTTTGCGATATAAAAGATTATCTACTAAATCAGCCGGTAAAGGTCCTGTAACTCCTTTAATAGTTGAACCAATCATACCTGAACCATATTTTGCATTTTGTCTAATTCTTCTCCCATAATCTAAAGGTCCAAAACCACCCCATCTAGCAACAGAATCACCAATAATTTCTCCTTCAGTTTTTTCTCCTCTACGATATTCTTCAAATTGTCTTCCTTCACTACGAATGTAATTTCCTATCATAGCAACAGAAGTCATCATTAATGAAGCAGCTAAAACTTTTGGTGATGCTGATAATGGATAACGTTTACTATCATTTATAAATTTTTTTAAAACAATATTATTAAAAGCAGTAGGATACCCAGCAAATTGAAATAATAGTTTACCCGGTCCACTACTAAATAATAATGGTTTATTAGCTGCTGCTACAGAGGGATTTAAAATTACTTCATTAACAAATCTTCCGGCTGCAGGTAAATATTTTTTATTATAAAAATCTAATTCTTCTGATTTTGCAGTGCTAAAAAATTTATCTTCATCTAAAGATTCTCGATACCATTTAATGGCATCATCTGAACTAATACCTAATTCATTTAATTGTCCTGTTAAATATTCTTTTTGATTTACTCCGGAGTTTCTAAAATTTCCGGTGCTTAATGTTCTTGCTCCTATAGAATCTTCATATAATTTTTGAGCATTTCTTCTAATTAATTTTTGTCCTGTTACAAAAGAAGCAGCTTGAACTGCTTGAGTCCACTGTGTTAAAAAATTAACTTTAAAAAATGCATTTTGAACTCCTTTTGCAATTGTGCCTGTTAATGCATCGCCACTTGCAAGTCTATCAAAACCATCAAGAGTTGCAGATTCTAAAGCTAAACCTACTTCATACAATTCTTTCCAATACTCATCATCTAAATCTTTAAAGCTAACTTTTTTACCTGTTGTAACAGAGTATAAATTTTTAGTAGTTCGGTCAAATATTTTTTGTACTCCTTTGACCATAGATTTAGCAATTTCTCCAGCAGCTTCTGGACTATCAGATATACCTACTCGAGACAACATAATAATAGGTTCAGTAATACTTGAAACTACAGCTAAAGGAAGATGAGCCATTTGTTGACTTAGTCTACCCCACTCAGAAGCAGTTTTAAAAAATCCTTGTGTACCTTTACTAAATAAATTACTAGCTTGGTCATCTACTATTAGTCCAGTAGACCTACGATGTAATTTTCTAACATTTTCTAAAATATTAGTTATATCATCTCTATTAAAAGAACCTCCGGGTGAATTTGCAATTAATTCTTCTTCAATCTTACTAACAAAGTTTTTTTCAAAATCTCCTACAGTTAAACCAAATCTTTTAGTACGTTCAATAGCTGAAGTTACATTAGTAAAATAATCTGTTAAGACCTCTGTAACATCATCTTCTAAAACAAAAGCCAGTTCTTCGTCATCAATTTTAGTAAATTTTCTATGTTGCATAAAACCTTTACCTGACCCAACTCCTCCTGTCATTCTAAATTCAAAAGGAGTATGTCTAAGTCTTAACATATCATCAACAATGGTTCGAGCTTTTAATTTTCTAGCTTCATCAATAACTTGGTCAGCAGCTAAATTAGGATTTTTTTGTAAAGCTAAATCTTCAAAAGACTCAACTCCAAAACGTTCTTGTAAATTAAAAGCCTCTTGGTCGATAGTTTTTGCATCGGCAGGTACACCTAATTCTATTTCTAAATCTGAAACTTTTTTGCCTTCTTTTACAGCTTTAGCATCAACATACTTTTGAAATTTTTTACCACTAACATTGTTTGACGTATTAGCATAACCTTTATCAATTAATAACTCTTCAAACTTTTGTCTACCTTTATCTAATTTTCCATAATTAAATATTCTTGGAAAATAATTTGAAACTTTTTGAAAAGCTTGAAATATTCCAACTGATTGTCCTTCGTCAAAAGTTTCTTCTAAAATTACTCTTAATTCTTCATAAGCATTTCTTACATCTTCTGGTATATCTATATTGTTACGTTTGCCAGATTTAAATTTTGTAGCTTTTCCACCACTTCTTAATAATGCTCCTAAAGCATCGTTATCTTCTCTTGTAATTCTTGGCTGTAAAAATTTTTTAAAAGAAGTAGTCCTGCCTAAGTCATTAAAAATTTGTTCCATTTTAAAATGTCTTTTTCCAAATCCTAAATTAATACCTTCAAAATAAGAAGGGTCTACAGGTGAATTTTTTTCTGAACCAAAAAGTGTTCTATTGTAGTCGTAACGTAAATGTTTTAAAAATGCATCTAAAGTTTTGGAAGATTTTGCAATTGATGCCAATGGAGTTGTAGCTTTTCCAAAAGTATTGCCAATAAATTTATCTTTAATTCTTTCAAAACTGTAAGGAGATTTTAATTCTACATCAAATAATTCTTCTTCTTTAACAATATCTTTTCTATTAACACTATCGGCATGTTTCATCTGCTCATCTGGATTATGATATTTATATCTTCGTTTAAAATATTGTGCTCCACTTAATGCACCAGTAGTAAAACCTAATCCTAATCCTAAAGCTCCACCAACAGTTGAAGTTGTTAACAGTTCTTTCATATCAATATTATTTCTAACACCAATGTTTACATCTAAATCTTGATTATAATAATTATGCAAACCAGTCCAAGCAGCTCCTTCTGCTCCTGTAAAGATAGCTGGTCTTGCTCCGGTTTTAACCATTTGTGAAACCGCATATTTTTTAACTCCTTGTTTTACTGCTTGGTCTACTGCTTTTAAAGCAACAGCAGAAGCTCCTCCTGTCCAAGGAGCTGCAAGAAGAGAAATTATAGTTAAAGGGTCAGCAAAAATATCTATAGAACCATCTTTAATTAAACCCATATACTCACTAGGTTTTTTTAATTTAGCTTTTGAAAAATTACTTTGTAGTCTAGCATAAGCTTGTTTAACATCATCAGAAACATTATTAGCTTCAAAAGCTCTCATAACTGCACTACTAGCACTAATATTAGAATCTCTTAACCATTCAACTAAATTATCATTTGTACCAAACGAAGTTAAAACTTTATTAGCATCGTTAATAACTTCTGGATTTTGTTCAAAGTCAGTAACACTATAGTTATCTCCTAAAGTTTTATAAGCTGGAGGATTATAAATATCTTTTTTAGCTACAGTTTTTTCAACTTGTTTTGATTTGATGCTTCTATTATTTGAATTATAAGAATTAAATAAATTAGAATTATCAATTTTTTCAACTGGGGGATTAACTATAAATTCGTCTAATGTTTTATAAGTAGAAGATTTTTTTTCTTCTGTATTTTCATTTTTTATTTTTCTATTTGTTAAATTATAAGACTCAAATAAACTCATAATTACTCCTCATTCAAGAGCAAACTAAGTTCTCTTTCTTCTTCATTTAATTGTTTTTCTAAATCTCTACGTTTTTTATTAGAAATATCTTTAGTTAAATTAAATTTAATCATTTTAATTGATTGTTCTAAATTACCTATACGTTTTCTTGTATCAATTGTTCTACTAAATTCTACTACAGGTGTAATTACTGGTTCAATTAATTCACCTACTTGTTGCTCAATAGTTTTTAGTGTGCCTTTAGTTTCAATTAACTGATTCATTTGTTGTTCAGTTCTTTGAAGTCTATCTCTTTTACTTTGAATGTTTGCTTGAGTTGCACTGTCTAAATAATCTTCGTCTGCTAAGAACTTAAGAGTTTTTTCTCGTAATGTAGTTAATCTATTAAATGTAACTTTTTCTCTTGAAGTCATTCCACTTAAATATTTATCTTCAATTAAACTTAATAACTTTTTATTTTCATTTGTTTCATTTAAAGTAATAGTAGCATTATAAATTTCCATAGCTTGAAAATAAGATAAGTTTCCAGATTCATATGTTTTTGGACCGTCACCATAATTTATAACATACATTTTTCCTACATTTTCTTCAGAAGGATTTATTAATTTATCTGCAACAAAAATTCTTTGTGCATTAGCATCTGTATTTAAATTATTTAAATTATCTAATTCACTTATTAAATTATCTCTAGTATCTGAATCTGTTACAGTATCTAATTCATTTTCAATTTTATTTTCTGTTAAAGCAGCTTCATTATTAATTAAATCTGTTTCATCACCACCACCATCATTTTTTGCTGCAGACATAATTGAATTATTTCCAATAGTATAAATTCTATCAACATTTAACAAACTGCGGTCTGTTTCAGATAAAGTCATAACAGAATCAATAACAGAATTTAAATTTAAAGGTCTAGTTATAATTATTCCTTTAGAAGCATCATTAGAATCTACAAGTTTTATTAAGCCAGATTCAGCTAACAATCGATAAGCATTATTGGTTAATTCTACTGGTCCTTTTGTTCCAAAAGTTTGTGGGTTTCTTTTATCTTCATATTGTAAAACTTGAACAATTGGAGTAATCATACCTTGCAACACTTCTTCAGGAACTGCATTATTTATTATTCTTTCGTCAAGTTGATTATTTTCATTTATAAATCTTTCTTTTATTGTAATATTTTCTTTAGGTATTTCTACATCGCTACTAAACAATCCACTTCCTTCTACTTTACCAAATAAACTTGTAGTTTGAGTGCTTACGTTTCCATTTACATCTTTAATAACACCGGGCTCTAAAATAAATGCAGCACTTCTAAAACCTACATCTTCAGTTCTTCCTCCTGACATAAATTTAGAAATGTTAGAATTAGTTGTTTTTAAAGATGTTAAATCTAAATTTAAAATAGTATTTACTTCAGTAGTAAAATTAGTTGTATTTAAAGTATTAGTATATTTATTAGCATAATTTTTAATATTATTATTGATTGCATTATATTCATTTTGTAATTTTTGTTGAACCCCTCTAATTATACCTAAATTACTATCTATACTATTACCAGTAATTTTATCAATACCTACTTTAAAAGGGTCAACTTTATCTGCATCTAAAGATATACCAGCAGCCATATTTGTATACAAATCATTACTTAATTTATAAGCATTTTCTAAATATTCTTCCAAAGGCGGTAACTTAGTAACTTGTCCATTCTCATCAGTAAATGTAGCATTTTTAGTTTCATTAGCTAAATTTAAAATATTTGTTGCAGTATCATTTATAACTTCTTCTCTTAAAGTAGTTAATTTATCTTTTTCATATTGTGGTAAATACTCTATTTTAGTTAAAAAATCTTGGTCACTAATAAGTTTACCTATATCAGAATTATTAAATAAAGTAATCGCAAGTTCTTTAGCTCCAGCTTCTTCACCATCTTTATGATTAAAAATTTTATTTTGATTTGCTTGAATTTGATTTACAATTTTTTCATTTTGAGCAATTCTTGTATCTCTTAGTTTCTTATCTAACTCGGCTGAAGTTAAATTTAATTGTATTAATTCTTTTCTTTTTCGTTCAGGACCATCAAACATAGCTTCATTAACAAACTTGTCAACAAAAGTTGCTTTTAATTGGTCTTCTCCTGCTTGTTTACGTAAATCTCTAAGATACTTTTCTTCTGCCTCTATAGCTCTTGATTTTGCATCAAATATTCCTGAAAAATCTAAATCCGCCATTATTCTGTCCTACCTAATAAAGTTTGTTGTTCATCTTGTTGTTCTGGTTCTGTCTCTAAAGTTGGTTCTGTTGTTTTTGGAATTAATAAACTTGGTTCAACTCTAGTTTTAATTTCTGTTAAAATTTCTGGTGGTATATCTTTTGTAGTTACATCTTTTTTAGAACTTAATTCTTTAAGTCTTTGCATACCATTTACTTGCATAATTTGTTCAGCTATATCACCTTCAATAAATTCATCTAAATCAGTATCATCATCTTCAATTTGATATTCAATATTAGCTAGTTCTCCTAATCCCATAATAAAATAAGCTGTAGCTTCTCCTAGTAATAAACCAACATCGGGAGTAAATCTACCACTTATAAATCCACTAAAGATAAATAAACTTGTTAAATCCATAACAGACAAGCCATTACTTAAAGCAGTTACTACACCAGCAGCTACTTCAGGTTCTGATAATAATAAATACATATCATCTTGAGCTTCTCTTGGATTAGCAAACTTAGGCGGTTGTTCCCAAGGATAAGGTTTATCGGGGTCGCTTGTTAATGAAGCTCCCGGAACATCTTGTCTTTCACTTATATGATTTGTAATATATTCTAAGTTTTTAGATTCAACTATAGCATCCCTATTTTTCATTAAAGGTAATCTTTTTCCTTGATTTCTTTCAAAAAAATCACCGCCTGAAAATTCTTCTAAAGAAACTCCTTTTGCTTCTAGTTCATCAATTAAAGCTAACGAAGCTTTACTAGGAGTTTGCTCAACTATTTTTTTTATTTTTTTATCTTTGTTTAACATAATTAACCATATTGTATTTGTGGTATAGTTATACCTTGCATTAATGCTATATTATTATTTACAGCATAATCATATGAACCATTGCCATATCCTAAATTTTGCAACATTGCTACATAAGTATTACCAACTGTATCTGTACTAGCACTAGAATAAAGAGGAGTATATTCTGTTGCTTCTGGTAAAGAATAAGAAGAAATACTTCTAAAAGCTGAACCATCTCCTCTACGATAAAGTGGGTCTGGACCTTCTACATCACCTCTAACATCCCCATACATTAATAAATTTCCAGTAGCTGTAGCCACTGTAGATTTAACTCCAGCAACTACTCCATCTTTTACATAACCACCAATAGTACTAAAAATATTTCCTTTTCCAGCACTTGCCCCTGCACTTTTTGCACTTCCAACTAAGGGATTACTTTTCAATGGATTTATTAATGAACTGCCTAAACTAATACTACCTGAAGCACCGACAAGACCTGTAGTACCTGCAGTAGGTCCAACTAAACTAGCCCCTAAAGCTCCGGCTGTGCTACCTGTACCTAATGTTCCCGCAGCTCCGGGAGCAAATCCTACAAATCCAGCTTTTAACATAGCACCAAAAGCACTAGGACTAGAAAATCCAGCAGTAAGTGCAGTTCCAAAAGTAGTTCCAGCAGCTCCAGCAGCAGCAAAAGCACCTACTCCAGTAGCTATTGCTCCTATAATTAAAGCAGCCCGAATATATTTATTTTTCCAAGCTTTTTTTGCAAGTTTGCCAACACCTTTAACAACTTTTTTAACACCTTTGGCAACACCTTTAACAACTTTGCCAACACCTTTAACAACTTTCTTAACAGCTTTTCCAACACTTTTAAATAATTTCTTTATGAAGTCGCACCTCCTACTATCTATTGATAATTGTTCCAGTTAATTGTTGAATAATATTTTTTAAAATATCAAAATTAGCATTCATTGATGTTTCATTAGCATATGAACCAGACAAAAATTCAGCAGTTAATTGAGCAACAATATCTTTGTCAGCTCTAGCTGCAGAAAAAATATTATGTCCTTGGTCTCTTAAATCTTGCCATAATGCTTGTTGAGCTTGAGCAGTTAATTCAAAATTTTGTTTTGCTGCTTGTTCGGCTGCTGCATTAACTGCTGCAGTATCAGCAGTAGCTATTTGTCTTCTCCATTGAGCATTAGATTGAGCTATAACTAAACTATTTTTAGAATTATATTCAACTCTATTATTTTCAACTGTTGCATTGTATTGTTCTATTTGATTTTTTGTTGCAGCATTAGCTTTAGCTACGTCTAATTCTCTTTGTACATTTCTTGCTTCAGCAGCATTTTTTTGTTGAATATTAAATTGCTTGGTTGCATTTATTTGAGTTGCATTATATTTTTCAACATCGACAGCTAAAGATGCCATATACTGATTCGCTTGATTTGTAGTTGTAGCATTAAATTGTTTTGTAGCATTTATAGCAGCTTGATTACTTAACATTGCTTGTTGTATATTTTGTGCATCTAAAACAGCTACTTGTTGTCTATTACTTAAATTAGCCATGTCTATAGTTAAAAATGCTTTAGCATTATTTATTTGTCTTTGTTGGTCAATACTAGCTTGAGCTAAATTTGCTTGAGATAATAAAACTGCATTTTGTATAACTGCTTGTTGGTCATTATTTGCATTTGTTAAACTAACAGTTTGAAAAAATTTACTATTAGTTATTTCTCTTTGTTGGTCTGCACTAAATTGAGCTAAATTTAATTTAAAAACATTAGTTGCATTTTGTAAAGCTGTTTGTTGTGTAAATTCTGCTTCTTTAATAGATACTTGGGCTTCAATAGTTCTTTCTTGAGCTATAGCTGCTTGAATAGCTTGAGCATTAGATTGAGCTATAGGTAAAGCACTTTGTATAATTGTATTTAACAAAGCATCTCTACCAACTGTAGAAGCATTTAATCCTCTTCTAGCCAATAAAGCATCAACTTGAGCTACTGCTGGTTTTGCCCAAGCAGGAATTTGACCTTCTTGAATACCTTCTATTAATGTATTCATTTGATTACTAACTAAAGCTTCTTGAGGTAATCCAGCGACTAAACCTCTTTCTTTATCAGTTAAATCCATTAAAGCTTCTTCAAGAGCTTTAGGGTCATTTCCTAATTCAGAAATAGTTAATTCATCAATTCCGGCATTTCTTAATTCTTCTTTTGCTCTAGTAACTTTTCTTAAATCTAAACCATTAATAGTTGCAGCTTCAGCAATAGCTTCAGGACTCATGGTTGCAACTACTCTGTCAACAATTGCTCCTTCTTCAATTTCTACATCAACCCCAGTAATGGTTGGAACAGTTTGAACATCAACTTTTTCTACTAATGCTTTATCACTAACCGTTCCTATTTGTGCTTGTGTTGGAGTTGTCGTTGCTTTTGCAATATCAGCTTCATCAATAGTAGCAATGGGAACATCTGTTGGAGTAGTTACTTGAGCTGTATCTGTAACTGTTTGTACATCTTCTTTTCTAACTGGCTCAATTAATGTACCTTGTACTTTTGCTGTATCTGCTTGAGAAATTTTTCCTACATTTTCATCAAGAATACCTTCAGAAGTTTTTTCTTTTAACTTTTGAACTTCCATAGGAGAAATTTGAACACCTTCACCGGCTGCTTGTTCTTCTAATTTTTTTCTAGTTTTTTCTACATTTTCTTTCATTTCTTCTTCCATAGCTTCCTCGGCGGTAGGGGTAGGTGTAGGTATAGTTATATTTCCGGGTAAACCGGGTATAGGTAAACCGGGAGTACCAATTCCAAAGTTAAAATCTCCAATATCAAAATATGGTTCAGCATAACCTTGAAATGCTTTAAGTCTATTGCCTTCTTTGGATACTAGACCACCAGAACGATAGTCTTGACGTATAGAGCTAATACCTGCTCTTTTATTTTTCTTCTTAGTCATATAGTTTACCTATTTTCTATAAGTCTGTCAAGTTTTTCGTCTAACTTTTCAAGCCTATCCATAAGATTATCCATGTCATCTTTTAACTCAGCTTTTGTTACATATTCCCTTGCAATTTCCTCCCTAGTTTTATTTAATAAAATATCAATACGTTTATTTTCTTGAGTGTTCTGTCTAATGTTATAAAGTATTGGAGCTAATATTAAAGTTATAAAAGCATTCCATAATAAATATGTAGATATTTCCATATTAACTTTCTAATGTTTCTATTCTAGTTTTTAAATCATTAATAGTGGTTTGTTGAGTTTCTATTAGTTCTTGTTGTTCTTGCATAGCTTTTATTAGAGGTGTTACCAGTTTAGAATAATCCACTGAATACCACTCTCCCTCTAATTCTGGTTCTGAAACAGCTTCAGGAAACACTTTTTCTACCTCTTGTGCTATGAGTCCATCTTGTATCTTACCGTCACTTTTCCATTCAAAGTTTACAGGATTCAAAGCATTTACAATTTCAAGACCTTTAGCCTCTCCTAAAACATTTTTTAATCTAGCGTCTGATGATGTGTTAAAAGCAGTAGCAGAGCCATTAGTGTTTATACCACCGACAAAACCATTATCATTTATAAAAGCAACTAAAGTAGAATTACCTGTACCAGTAACATGACAGTTAATGCAATGTTGACTACCTCTGGTTATTTCCAATCTTCCATCGGCAACACCTGAGTCTGCTGTAGCTGTTTGATTTAATAAAACATTTCCACCAGATAGAATTCGCATTCTTTCTGAACCACCATTTGTTCCAAACTTCATGGCATCTGCTGAATTATCATAAAGGATAAAGCCTTGATAATTAGAATCAGAATCACCAAAAACCAAACTACAGTTAGAAGTTGTTCCAGATGCTAAAGTAATTCCCGGTCCATTAGCACCAGTATCTTCTAAAAATAAATGATGTGCTGCTGCATTAAGTGAGCTTAATCCACTATCTCCTTGTTTGATGTGAAGGGTAGCTAAAGGTGAAGTTTCTCCTATACCTACATTTCCAGAGTCATCAATAATCATACGTTCAGTACCACCAGTATCAAAACGTATTTTATCTTCGTCAGAGCTTTCTTCAGTCTGTATGAGTGTATCGCCATCTGCATCAGAAAGCTGAGTAGCAGTTGTAATACTTGTATTAGTTGCAGTAATAGCTTCTACAGCTACACCACTTGGAGGTGCTGTAGAGAATGTAAGAGTTGTACCAGATATACTGTAGTTTGATTTGCTTTGATAAACACCATCAAAGAATACTGATACGTTGTTCTCATGTACTGGTGCAGTAGATAATGTTAGTGTTGTATCACTACCATCACCAGTCATTGTAGCTATTGAGTTATTAGAACCACCAACAGTTGTTGTGCTGTGATAGACTGTTATAACTCTACCATTAGCCGGAGCAGTTGCAAAAGTTAGTGTAGTTCCTGATACTGAGTAAACATTTTGAGCTTGAAATACACCATCAATAAATACCATTAAGTTATTTTCACTATCTGGTGCTGTGCTTAGTGTAAAGGTTGTATCACTACCATCACCTGCAAAGATGTTGGTATCCATGTTTGTACCTGAACCACCACCAGCTATAGCACCCCATTCATTTGTAAAACCTTCAAATTTACCGGTTTCTGAATTATATCTAAAGTAACCTGCAGCTCCAGTAGGTCTTTGAGCTGTAGTACCTACTGGTACATGAATAGCATCTGTAAGGCTTCCTATATCTAAACTTACATCTGGAGAAGCATTACCAATACCTACTCTATTATTAGTAGCATCTACAACTAAAGTAGATGTATCTACTGTTAAGCCATCAGATACTAAAGTACCTGTAACAGTTGCACCGCTTGAAGTGGTAGCTAGTCTTTCTGTTCCATTATGATATAACTCAACCTCTGCACCATTAAATGCTCTAATTAAATTTGCATCTTCTGCAGCGTTTAAAAGTCTAAAGTCTGTAGCTAATATTCTTAAATCACCAGTTCCGGCATCAGCAATATAAGAATTAGTTCCATTGTGATAAATCTGTAAATCATCTCCACCACCAAACACTGCTTTAGCATTGTCATCAAAATTTACATGGTCAGAAAAATTAGCTCCTGCATTAAATACTGCACGACCTGCAGCAGACATATCAAATTTAAGAGCTGTAATCGTAGAGCCACCATCATTTCCGAGTATTGAAATATCCATATCAGAAGTGGCACTTTTTATTACATTACCAACAGTAGTGTCATGGTAAAGAGCAAAATCCTCACCATCTCCCATTTTAATTAATTGATTATCAAGTATGGATAGCTGACCAGTAAACTTAGTATCTCCACCTACAGTAAGTTTATGACTTGCAGAAGGTGAGCTAGTGCCAATGCCAATCGCACCATTTGCCTTGATACGCATTTTCTCTGTTGCTGAACCACTTTCTGACGTATAAAAAACTATGCTTTGGTCATCAGCTAAATGTTTAATATCCCAGTTACCACCACCAGCATATAGTAAATCACCAGAGGTTTGTCGTATATCTCCTTCTACTGTAAGTAATGAACTTGGTGATGCAGTTCCAATCCCAACTCTATTACTAGAACTATCTACTTTAAGAGTAGATGTATCTACTATTAAATTACCTGAAATAGTTAACGCTGATAATGTTCCTAAACTTGTAACATTAGTTTGTGCTGCAGTTTGTAGTGTACCTGTTAAGTTTCCTGAAAATCCAGTAGCAGTTAATAAACCGGTAGATGGATTATAAGTAAATCCTGTGTCTGTTTCTAAACCTTGACTTCCAGTAGCTCCGTCAACGAATACAGGAAATATAGTTTCATCTGTGCTATTGTTAGCAGATATAGTAACTTGAGTAGCTAGTGCTGCTGTACCAGTAGTATCTTGATTAAGTGTGCCAATTACAAAGTCTAGTGTATTATCACTGTCATCATAAGTAACTGTAACTCCTGTTTCTGTATTAGAAGTTACCATAGCTCCAACAGTATCAGAAATAGTTTCTGCTAAAGTTGTACCATTTACAGTAATAGCATCGGCTTCTAATGTACCATCAATATCTACATCGCCTGATACATCTAAAGTAGCAGCATCAAGTTCACCTGTAATAGTAATGTTTCTTGCACCAGTAAAGTCTTTGTTACTATCTACTACAATAGCTTTAGAAGCTTCTACAGTTCCTGCTGTAGCTACATCAACGTAGTTTAATTCAGTTGTAGTTGCAGTAACACCATCAAGTAAATTTAATTCTGTAGCAGTACTAGTAACACCATCCAGAATATTTAATTCAGCAGTTGTAGATGTTACACCATCAAGTAAATTTATTTCAGTTGCTGTAGCAGTAACTCCATCTAGAATATTTAATTCTGCCGTGCTTGATGTAACTCCGTCAAGAATATTTATTTCAGTTGCTGTAGCTGTAACACCATCTAGAATATTTAATTCAGCAGCAGTTGAAGTAACGCCATCAAGAATATTAAGCTCTGCAGTTGTAGAAGTTACTCCATCTAATATATTAAGTTCGGCTGTAGTCGATGTGACACCATCTAAAATATTTAACTCAGCAGCAGTTGATGTAATTGCTGTACCATTAAAGTTAATACCATCTAGGTAAGCTATACCATCAACGTATAAATCTTTCCACTCTTGAGAAGAACTTCCTAAGTCGTATGTATTGTCTGTATTAGGAATAATATTTGAGTTGACATCTGCACCAAAAACTACATTATCGTCTGCTGCATCACCTAATGTTAATGTACCACCATTAAATGTAGTAGTACCTGTGACTGTTAAATTACCTCCAACATCGACATTACCTGTAGTAGTTACAGAAGTAAATGCACCTGTAGAAGCTGAGTTAGCTCCGATAGTTGCACCATCAACTGTACCACCATTAATGTCTGCAGTATCAGCTACTAAGGCATCTGTAGTTAAAGTGCCATCAAAAAATGCATCTTTAAATTCTAATGAGCTTGTTCCTAAATCTATATCGTTGTCTGTAACAGGAACAATAGCTCCATCTTGTATTCTTATTTGTTCTACTGCTGCAGAAGAAACTTCTACATAAAATCCCCATCTATTGTTTGTACTATCAACAACTATCTTGTTTAAAAAATCTAAATCACCAATTTGTGGAATATTACCACCTTGCCCAGCAGTACCATCGTGTCTGTGTCCAGTATTAGCAGCACTTGTAGATGAATATGCAAATGCATTTACTAACTGATTGTATTCATCATTAAATAATGCTGCGGTGATAGTATCACCATCAATAAAAGAACTTTGTCTTGTATATGTTTGTGCCATTTATTATCTCCTACCTGAAGGTATAAAATCTACATAAAAACCATTTATAGTATATGGTGCTTTACTGTCTTCACTTAAAAAAGTAAAATTGTTACTTGTTCCGCTACCTTGTAAAGGAACTCTAATTAGTGGGTTATCGCCTCCACCAAATACGTTTGTATTAAAAACTGCATCTCCAAATTTTGAAGGTGGATTTATTATTCCAATATCAAATAAACTTCCCGGCTGTGGAACTTCTGTATTTCCATAATCAAATCGAACTTGAACATCCGGTTCAACAATACCTTCTGAACTTGCTGAAACTCTTATATAGTGTAAAGTTTTTAATGTACCTAAATCTCCATAATCATAATTAGGTGTTTCAAATCTTGCTAAAATATCAGTGCCATCAAAACTATTTCCTATGTCATGTTGATAAACAAAACCATTTGTATCGCCATGATAGTATTGTTCAATATTATTATTATCAAAACCTGAACCAATACCAGTAACTTCTAAGCCTCTTGTTTCAGACCATTGAAAACCATCGGGTCTTAACGTGCCTATAATGCCTCGTTGTGCTGAATTAGATGCTCCAGTATTTGTATAAAATAATCGGTATTGTGATTTTTCTCTAAGTACAACACTTGAAACAACAAAACTATCTATTGATTCAGCTAAAGAAGTTACAATTGGTTGAATAGCTTGACTAATAGTTCCTAACTCAACATCACCAATTCTTGCTGTACCAGCTACTGTTCTTAATCCATCCGGGGCTAAAAATATTAAGTCACCACCAATCTCTTGAATACTGTAGCCACTTAAACAACCTACGTTTTTAGTAACCGGTACAATTGCAATATTACTTGAATCATTTATATTTATTAATTTAAATATACTGTTTGTACAAAATATAAATAACTCATTACGGAAACTTTTAATACCTTCTATCTGGTCTTCTAAAACTATTGAACCTGAACCAGTGCTAGTAAAATCTGTTGGGTCTAAAGTACCACTATAAAAAATTGTATTTAAATTATCTTCAACTCCAGCAGCTATTAAATGTTTATCATGAACAGTTACATGTTTTACCCCTTTAGTACCAGTAACTGTTATTTCCCCACCAAAAAATGTTCTAGTATTTATATTAGCACCTGTACCTTCCATTCTAAAAAAGTAAGGTTTATTTACTCCATCGGCAATAATTAATGTACCATAATTAGAAGTAGCACTTTCAAATAAAGCAAAACTATTTTGTCCTTGGCTAGTTCTTGTTAAAACACTACGACCTGTAAAAGCGGTATGATTATCCCCACTACTAGCAACACTGCTTCTGTTTATTTCGGTCCAAGATGTACCAGTTTGACTAAAGTAAATACTTGTACCTGCACAAGCAACAACTCCATCTGCATAAGGTATAGTGCCTAAAATATTAGTTGTACTACCAGTTGGTTGTACTGCACTTGTTGTACCAAATTTTTGATACCCATTAATACGTCTATAGCCTCCCTCAATAGAAACTTCAAAGTTTCGTAAATCCTTGGCAACTCCCGGAGTTTTAAGTAAGTCTATTACATTTGAAGACTTAACTAACCCTCCGTTAACTGCTACGGTATAAGGTTGACTTCTAGCCATATTAAGCTATAAGTTTTTGGACAGATGTTGGTGTAACTTTTTCAGCTATTATAGCATCTAGACCATCTTTTTTAGATTGAACTTCATCAGCTCCTAAAGCTGCTTCAACCCAACCTTGTACATCACTTGCAGTTAAGTCTGCAAATTCTGTAAAGCTTGATAAGTCTGAAGTGTCTAACACTTGACTGCCGTAAACATCTGATGTGATATTAACTTCTACTCCATCAATAGTTTCTTTGTTGGTGTCGTCAGTCGCTTTCAGTCGCCAATGCACGTTCCACACTACATCAGACTTAGAATCCTTTGTAGGGTAAGTGTCAACGGTGCTTACATCCCATTCATATGATATTGCCATTTTATCCTCCTTTTAGAGTGTTAATTTCAGATTGTAAGGCTTCAATCTGTTCTTGTTGTTCTTTTATTGCTTCTATTAATAATGGTACTAATTTTACATATTGCACTGTTTTATAATCAGTTTCATGGTCAGCGTTGACTGCATCTGCTAAACATACTGCTTCTGGTAAAACTGCTTCTACTTCCTGTGCTGAAACTCCAACTTGTGTTTCATTTGAAAAACCTAAAGCTTGTGCTGCTTCATTTGGATTATATGTAAATCCATTTAATTGTTGCACTTTATTTAATGCATCTGTTAAATTAACTTTATTTTCTTTTAATCTATCATCGGAATAGTTTTCTGTAAGTGTTCCTGTAATACTTAGATTTCCAGAGCTATTTAAAATAAACTTTGTACTATTATTAATAAACATTCTAGTATCTGTATCGGTATCAGCTTTAAAAGCAAAATGCCCATCTGCATCTAAGAAACCAACAGCACTATTTTCTGCATAAACATAACCATCTACATTGCCACCACTATCTTTTAATGTAAGTTGAGCTGCACCTGTTCCACTTATAAATTGAAATTGAGCTCCATCTGCATCAATTTTGAGTCTTTCTGTGTTGTTGGTAGCAAAGAGAGTTGGAAGATTACTGACTGTTCCAAAGACCATTGCATTTTCGGTGTTGCCACTAAATAAGGTGCTGCTGTTATTGTTGTCCATACCTGCAATACCAACTTGAGTACCGCCATCAGTTTGAAATTTAATAAAACAATCTTCTTGACCACTATTGTTTGTATCAGCATCTAATCTTAATTCAATACCAGCCGTGTTTGCTACATGTAATTGTGTAGCAGGACTTGAAGTTCCTATGCCTACGTTTCCAGAAGAATCAAGACGCATTCTTTCAGAACCATTAGAACCAAAACTAAGTCTGTTCTCAGAATGACTGTATATCATCCACCCTGCATATTGTGCTGCACCAGATGTTCCATCAGAAAACCAAATATTACCGGAATGGTCTGTAGCAGATGCAATAGTCATTCCTGCTTCATCATCATCTTGATAAATTACAAAATTATCTGCATTTGCATGAGCATATGATATTCCTCCAGATGTACCGATACTAATTCTTTCAGAACTATCAATAGTTATAGCAGTAGCATTAGAGCTATCAGATATTCCCGGAGTGCTTGAGAGTTCTACTGGTATCTTTGTTGTCATATCTTTATCCCTCTAAAGTTTCTATTCTTGATTTCAGACTATCGTTTTCTTCTTTTAATTCTTGTATTGCTTTAACTAACATTGGTATCATCTTTGTCTGTGAAAGAGTTTTGAAGTCATCAACTTCTACACCATCTACTTTACCCTTTCCTTCTTTTATATATTGAGGTGCTACAGTTTTGACTTCATCTGCTATAAAACCATACCTTGTAGTTGTTTCGTCTATAGGATTATAAAATTCTGATTTAGTATTGTATTTGTAAGTGACTGGTCTTAGTTGATTCAGGATGGTTAATCCATCAGTTAAATCTGCAACATCAGATTTGACACGACTATCAGAAGCTAATGAATGTACTGTTCCATCATTTGTGTACATATCTCCATTAGATTCAATCTTCATAACTTCGGTCATACTGTTATTTCCGGGATTGATATACATTTCAATACGACCTTTTGTATCGCCACCAACGTTATTTTCTTTTAGTCCCCGGATTTCAAACCATATTCTTGAACCATCAGAAGGGTTAGCATGATAGCCTTTAAATCTTAATGTTCCTCCATTGTATGTAGTACCTACACTTTGTGACCTTAAATTGAGTTCTGCTCTTACATCAGAACCACCATCTATGGTTACATGAGAATCAGGATTTGAAGTTCCAATCCCAACATTACCAGCAGAATCAATTCTCATTCTTTCTGCTGCGTTTACAGTAAATGCCATATTCTCGCTACCAGAAGTAGTGTCGTAGGAAATAATGGCATCATCAGCATCACCACTATGTCCAAAATTAATTGCTAGTAGAGATGAACTACCACCCAAAATACTTAATTCAGTATTATCATCATCTTCTACAACTAAAACACTATTTGAAGTTGAAGTAGCTCCACTTGATGCTTTATGAACATGTAAATTTCTTGCAGGACTTGCAGTTCCAATTCCAACATTCTCAGAACTATCAATAGTTATAGCAGTCGCATCAGAGCTATCAGAAACTCCTGTGTCTAATAAACTTCTTGAAATTTTTGTTAGTGCCATATTAATCTCCTAAAAATACGTACGGTCATCTGTCATTCGTCTTGGTGTTGGATTCATAAGATTTGATTTCATATACTTCAAACCTTTTTTGTAATCATCTAAAGCAAAAGATGCTTGTTGTGGACTTTCTTTAAACTGCCAAACATAGTAACGTACTCTTGCAGTAATTACATTGCTGTATTGCTCTGGGAATACTATTTCATCACTATGAGCACTTAATGCTGTAGGTCTATTAAACGCATAAAAATGCACATTATAGACCTTATCTGGTATTGGACTTAAACCAAACTTCCTGTTATCTGGTGACTTAATAACAAAATTAGGCTCACCATTAATAGAGTTTGCATCATCCGTATTTTCACTATCACGATAATACCTTCGCCAATCAGCATGATTTAATAATCTTAATCCTTTTGAAACAAATGGACTAGATTCACCACTAACATTAATTGTGGTAATGTAAAAATCATCCCAGTCAACAGAAGCATAGTCAGTTATAATACTGCTACTATCTGATTTTAAAGTATACCAACGTTGTCCAGCAACTGTAGCAACAGTAACGTTCCCATAAAATGGGTCTGTACCACCACTTACCCCTGCTGAAAAAAAAGGTAGTTGCGGTTCTTCATTAGCAATATCATAAATAGATTTATTAATTGCATCCTTTACGAACTTTTGAAAACCTTGTGCATTAGCAAAATTTACAGAAGTTAAAGTTAATTCATTTAACTCCTGTAAAATTTCATTAGTTAGTTCCAAATACGTATTAGCCATTATTTT